CCACCACGCGCCAGCCAGCGGCGCGCAGGGATGTGCCAGGCTCGGACGCCAGCGTGTACGTGATCAGCTGCCGGTAGCCCATCGCCCGCGCCGCTCGCCACGCTGCCGCGTACAGCAGCGAGCAGGCATTGCGACTGCCATCCGTACAGAGCCGGGTGACCTCCGCCGTCCAGCCGTCAGACATGTGGCAAGCGACCGGTCGTCCGACGATCACGACGCCGACGACCTCGCCGGCCGATGCTGCGCCGATTGCGAACAGCCCACCCTGCGGCGCCTGGCTGTGGCGGTGGTGCTGCTGTACGAATGCGGCGGCCTCGCGGAGCGTCAGCGGCGAAAGCGTCATCGCCACTCCTGCACCAGCTGCACGACGCGGACCAGGACGCCGAGGAGGATCACCGCCAAGGCGAGCAGCAGGCGGGGCTTCACGAGAACGTATCTGCCTTGTTCACCAGCTGCGCAGCGATGGTCTCCGCCGTGATCCGGATAACGCTGCGGCGGCATTCGGTGGCTGGGATCGCCCGGAAGTCGTATCCGGACTTGTGCAACCGGTGCACGTTGAACACCTCCCAGTGCTTGTCGTGGTCGCGGGTGTATCCGCCGCCAGGGCCGGAGTAGACGGCCTGGTGCGCATGAGTGGGGCCTTGAATCTCAATCAGTTCCGTGATGCCGCCGAAGTACGAGGCGCCCTCGACGCTAACCGCGAGGTCGAAGTACCAGGAGAAACCTCGGTGGTCAGGGAGCTCCCACTGCTCCGTCACGGTGAATCTTCGGCCTGACTTTTCCAGCTCTGCCTGGAGCGCATCGGCGAGATACCACTCGTAGCGCGAGACGCGAATCCGCTTTCCGTCGCACTGCGGGCAGTGCTTCTCCAGAGCATCCCCTTCCATTCGCCCACACGTTCGGCAGAACCAAGCGACGCGATCATCATCGAGGCTCTCCAGCCTCTCTGATAGAAGCGGGCGGCCGTCGAGCAATCCGCACTCCAAGAGCATTCGGCAGGCCCAACCACCACCCTGGAGCGAGACCCGGTCGTGGCACGTGATAGGACTGCAGCAGGCGGCGAGGCTGATCACTGCATCTCCTGTCGGACCTGGTCGACGAACGGCTGCCGGCGGTCGGGCAGCTGCGCCTCGCGGCCCTCGCGGATGGCGAGCTCGATCTCCTGGCGGTACTCGGGCTTCAGGACCGGGTTCGCCGCGGCCTGCAGGAGCCGCTCCGTCGCCAGCTCCCGGATCTCGGGCATGCTCGGCAGCGCCACCTGGTGGAGCGGCGCCAGGTATCCGGCGACCCTCGGCGGCGGCGCTCCGACCGCGATGGGCTGCATGGCGTCTCCCCGGAGACGCCGTCGGGCCGCCTCGCCGGCCGGCCCAGGCAGCGGGGCAGCGGCGATGTCGGTGCGGCGCTGCTCTCGCAGGGCCTTCCACGCGTGCTCAGCCTCGGCCCGGCGGACCCCGGCCGGAATGGGCGGCTGCTCGATCGGGCCGCCGTGGCAGAACTCATCCCAGCCGCCCATCGCCAACACCACGTCCCAGGCTCCGGGCACCTGCCGCAGCATCCGCTCGGCCTCCGCCGAGTCGTAGCGGCCCGCCGCGCTGATGGCCCGATGAGCTTCGGCCCAGGCTTGCTCGAACGTGACCTGCGGCTCGACGAGGTCGGCGAACCGCTCCCGGATGTCGCCGGGATTGGGCGGGAACGGCCGGCTGGTCAGCGCCAGAGCCCGCACCGCGGCGTGCACCGCTTCGCCGGGCAGGTCGGCCAGCAGCTCGTACCAGGTGCTGAGCACGTCGGTGTCCAGCGACTGGTTCGGCCAGCGACGCAGCAGCAGCGTCGCTGTGGCGGCCCACTCGTCGATGGTCACGACGACCCGCCGCCCTGCCGCTGCAGCAGCCCAGCCTCGATGCGCCGGGCCAGCTGCGAGTTCGCGGTGAGCCGCTCGCCGGCGGCTCCTGTGGCTGGACTGGCCCGCTCCCGGGCCAGGGTCGCCACGGCGTCGGCGCACCAGGCCAGGTTCACCGGCAGCGTCCCGTCGGGCGTCGGCCGGCGCATCTCGTAGGCCACCACGTCGAGCACCTCGCTGACAGCGACCAGCTCGCCGGCCCGCCGCAGGGTCGATGCCCAGCGCAGCACAAGGTCCCGTTCCGGGCCCCGGAGCTGGCGAGCCAGAATCCCGCCACAGCCGTCATCCAGCTCCCGGACCCGCTCCTGCACCTCCGGCGGCAGCGGCAGCGGCGTCACGGCCGTTTCGCTCGCGGCTTGCCGCTGACGGCTTACGGCTGGTAGCTCAGTAGCTACGTAAGGAGCTTCAGCTCCTGGAGTAGCTGCTGCTGCTGATCTACGCGCGTCACGAGCCGTAACGGCGGGAGTAACGGCAGGAGTAACCCCGACCGTAACGCCCACCGTAACGGGCGGAGTAACGGCGCCCGTAACGGCGCCCGTAACCGGCGCCGTCACCTCCTCGTCGTCGGGAAGCGCATCGGCCGTCACATCGGCCTTCCGCTCGCGCACGCGTCGCATGCGCTCGGCTACCTGCCAGTTGCCCTCCTGCCATTCGTCCCAGCCCTCGACGTAGTACGTGCCGTCGTCGAGCCGGATGACGTCCTTCCGGTCGATGAGGAAGGGCACGAACGGCGACATGCGTGCCGTCTTGCCGACCTTCTCGACCATGCAGTCCATCGCCGCCCGCAACTCGCCGAGCGTGCGGAACCTTCCCCGCTGTGGCTGCTGCTCCGCCTGCGAGAGCAGCATGACGAATGCGCCGACCTGCGCCGGCGTGTAGCCAGCGGCCAGCTTGTTCTCGACCATCTGCGGGTCGACGCGGAAGTACGACCTCAGCGGAATTTCTCCTACGTGTTCAGATGCGTCCGGTGGGACTGTGGAGTGGCGGGCCAGATGGTGTCGGCGGGCCGCTACCAGACCATGGCGTTCTCCACTACCCCGATGGAAGGCCCCGCGCGGGGCCTTCGCGGGGCCTGATGCGCCATCGCCGTCTCACCCATGACGCACTTCCTCGGCCGGCTCGCGAAGCAGGGCAGCGATGCGCCGGACCTCGCTGGGCCGAATGCCTCGCCCGTACTGGACGATGTAGTCGCGATCGCGACCGTGGTTCCGGGAGAAACGCAGAACTCGCACGACCTCGCGACGAAGAGCCGTCAGCTCGGCATGCTCGTTCAGGGCATCCCGGCGGGCCTCATCGCGCTCCCGGAAGGCCACGCTCAGCAGCTCCGAGACGTGCTGCTTCTTGCGCTTCTCGGACGCCGCGTTGGCGCGCCAGTGCGCCGCGGACTGCTCGTGGCTACCGTCGCCGAACAGCGCCCGGTCGATGCGTTCTGCGAGGCGGTCCCAGAGCGCGCCTACGCAGCCGGTCAGCTCAACGGCGTTCCACTCCTCGATCACTGCGCGGATCGTGTCGCGGCTGGTGCGCGTCTCGTCAGCCACGGTCGGCCTCCTCGATCGGCGCAGAGACCAGGGCGGCGCGGAGCCGGAACAGTCGGCGGACCAGTTCGTCCCCATTGTCGAGAGCGTCGTCAGCAGCCACGACCCGCGCCGCCGCCTCCACGCGCTCGGCGCGCTCCAGGGCAGCCAGGATGGCGGGGAGCTGCGCGAGGATCAGGTCAGTCTCGTCACCGGAGAGCAGGTGGTGGCCACGCGTCTCCACCTCCAACCGCCGCAACGCATCGCGGTCCGGGCGGTTCACAGCCTCACCGCCTGGCGGGCCCGGTCGAGCTTCGCCCAGTCCGCCGGGTCGCCGCCGGCATCCGGATGCAGGTACTTCGCGGCCCGCCGGTACGCATCTTTCAGCGAGCCCAGCGGCCGGCCCGGCGCGGCGAGTCCGTCACCGTGGTGGCGAATGAAGAGCTCGGCCTCCTCGGCTGACATGCCCTCGTCCGACGGCGGCAGCGCGGCCCAGCCCTGGTACTGCTCCCCGCGCTTCGTGACGCCGTAGCGGTCGACGGCGCGCAGGTGCTCCAGGGTCAGGGCGACGGCGCGCAGGTTGTCGGCGTGCTCGTGGTAGGTGTCCGCCGCATACCGCAGCGGGCCGAGCCGGCTCCCGAAGCTGACGATGACGGCCGGATCCGACAGCTTCGCGTTGGCCCGCGGCCGGCCGTCGAGACGGATCTCGTGCGGCTGATAGCCGGCCTCGATGACGACCGGCTCGGTTGCGTCGAGGTGCCGCAGCTCCCGCTGCAGCAGATCCATCGTCGCCGTCCAGCCGGCTTTGAACCGGCTGTACTGGCGATCCCACGACGGCGTCCGCGCCCCGCTCGGCCAGACCTCCGGCAGGGGCCGGGTGACGAACCTCACCTGACACCCCCAGAAGACACCCAACCGGCGGCAGGCGGTGTCGTCGCGTGGCGGCGCATGCCAGAGGCGGCCAGTTTGGCGGCACTCCCTGGCAACGGGTGGCAACCCGTGCCTTGCCATCTGCGACAATGGCGGCTTGCGCAGGTTTTCCGGCGCAGCGCATCCGTTACAAGTTCGGATGACGCCCGCCGAGCGTCTGCGAAGAGACCCCTGACACCCACGGATGACACCCTATGCCTCCTCCTCCCGCAGAACGGGCGGCTCGGGCTCATCCGCCCAAGCCGCGCCCAGGCCAGCGAGCTGCTCGCGGACCACGTCGTCCTCCAAGTGGCCGTAGACGTCCGAGGTGATCCGGTAGTTGGCGTGGCCGAGCACCAGCGAGACGGTCTTCAGCGGCACCCCCAGCGCGAGCATGATGCTGGCCGCCGAGTGGCGGGTGTCGTGGAAGCGCAGGCGCGGCAGGCCGGCCGCGACCAGCTCCCTCTGGAAGCGCTCGCGCACGTAGTCGCCGCGCAGCGGCGCGCCGCGCTCCGATGTGAAGACGAGCTCCACCGGCTGACCGTGGTGCTCCATCATCCACCAGCTGGAGCCCGCGACCTCCCGCTCCCACTGCTGCTGGACCCGGTGCTCGCGCAGCGCCGCGGCGAGCGGTGGCAGCATGGGCAGCGTGTGCCGGCTGCCGACCGTCTTCGGGCGCCGGAGCTGCCACACGCCGTCGACGCGCGCCAGCTTGTAGATCATGCGCAGCCGCTCGCCCTCGAAGTCGACGTCGCGCCAGCGCAGGCCGAGGATCTCGGATCGGCGCTGGCCGAGCATGAGGGCGGTGAGGAAGAGCGCGTAGAGGCGGTCGCCCTTGATCCTGGCCAGGAAGGCGCGCGCCTGTTCGAGGCTCAGGACCTGATGCTCGCCGCGGTCGATGGTGGGCAGCTCGACGAGCCCGGCTGCTGCCGCGTTGCGGCCGACCAGGCCCTGGCGCTGCGCCCGGCGCAGTGCTGAACTGAGCACCGCGCGCAGGAGATGGATGTGCGAGGGCGCCAGGCCGGCGCGCTGCTTGGCGAGCAGGAAGCGCTCGATCTGCGCGGGCTCCAGCCGGTCGAGCCGGATCCTCCCCAGCCCGGGCGGGCCCTCCGCGGGCGCCAGGTGGACGTGCACCGCTCGCCGGTAGGCCGCGTACGTGTTCGGCTCGCGGGTGGCATGCACGGTCTCCAGCCAGTGCTCCAGCCAGGCGCGCACGGTCCGGCCCTGCTGGTCGCCGCCGGCGAGCTGCCCCGCCTCCCGCCCACGCAGCGCGGCGCGCAGCTTGCGTACGACCTCCGGCTTGCTGGCGCCGTACAGGTACTTCCGCCGGCGGCGGCCGAGCGCGTCGACGCCGAGGTCGATGCGGGCCTGCCAGCGTCCGTCCTTGCGCTGCGAGATGGAGCCCTCGCCGGCGCCGCGCCTGGTCACGCGCTGCTCCTCACCGTGCGCGACCGGATGTACTCGTCGAGCGCGGCGACCGGCACGCGCACCGTGCGCTGGTCCTCGCCCAGGCGGACGTGCGGGAGCAGGCCCTTGCGGATGTAGCGCCAGAAGGTGCGCTCGCTGATGCTCAGCCGGGCGGCCGCTTCCCGCGGGCGCAGCAGCTGCGGCGGGTCCACCGGCGCCGCGGCCCGGCGCAGCGCGATCACCTCCATCGCGACACCTTCTTCATCGCTGCTCCCGACGGCGCAGCGCCTCCGTCAGCAGCCGCGAAGACTGGCGGGCATCCGCCAGCGGGTTGTGGGCGGGCAACTCTGGAGGGAGGCGAACCTCCTCGCCGAGCGGGTCCAGGCCCGCGGCGAGTCGAACTGAGGAGATGTCGATCAGCGGGTATGGTCCGCCCCAGCTCCTCGTGGCCGGTGCGTCGTCTACGCAGGCCGCCAGGAAGCGCGCCTCGACTGGCCACGCCACGTCGGCAGCGAGCCGAGCGCCCTCCTCGCGCCAGTGCTCCCACACCTGCCAGAACGCGTCCCGGACGCTCCGGCGGTCGGCATGCGTCGGCGTGGGAAGATGGGGCAGGACGTTCTCGCGGATCCAGCCGTTCGACTGTGGCGCCGGTCCGACCGCGATGCCGTCCGCCAGGAGGATCGGCACACCTCCAACCGGGTCCAGCTCAACGACGGCCCAGCCTACCGCGAAACCCTCTCCATGCAGGCCGTCCGACTCGACGTCGAACACCACGAATGGCCCGGCATTCTGCTCAGCCACCGGACACCTCCTCTCGCTGCTCCACCAACACCGCCAGCACCCAGCCGCCGCAGCTCGGGCAGTAGCCCCGGCCGCCGGCCTCGGCGCGCATCGCGCCCCAGCCGCACCAGGGGCAGATCCCCTCGCCGATGCGGACGACCATCGAGCCGCGCTCGGACCGGTGCTCCTCGACGATCCTGATCTCCATCCGCGCCGGGAACTCGTCCGGGGCGGCCACGGCGATCGCCACTACCCACCTCCATGGACGGCGAAGGCCTCTGGCTCGCTGACGACCCGGGCCTCCGAGAACGGAAGCTTCATGGTGTACTCCGGGTACTTCGCGGCGAGCAGCCGGCCGGCCTCCTCCAGGTCGTGCGCGAGCACGCAGGCCATGCCGCAGGTGTAGTCGCAGAGCACGTCCTCCCACACGAAGAGCTTCAGATCCGGCATCAGCCCTGGCTCCCCAGCAGCGTGCCCTGAGCGGCCTCTGCCGCCTGCTCGCCCTCCGGTCCGGGCAGGGCCGGGAGCATGATGTCTTCCGGCCGGATGCCGCTGCCCGGCGTCCAGATGGTGGTCCGCTCGTCGGCCGAGACCGCGCTCACCCACTCGATGGAGGCCGGCATCATCTTCTTGCCCTGGAGCACGCAGGTCTTCTCGGCCATCTCGTCGAAGTTCGTCCGCCAGGGCGAGCTCGCGTCGTTGGACTGGTAGGACGGCGAGTAGCGCTGAGCGTGCTCGTCGACCTCCTCGCGCGTCATGAACTCGATATGCCGGCCGCCGTTCACGTAGCGGACGACCGAGTAGTACGCGTACGCGGTGCCGCGCTTTCCGCGCGTAGGCCGCCTGTGCTGGACGACGTTGGCGCCTTCGTCGTAGAAGAACTCGTCGCCCTCGCAGACGCTGGCGGCGTGGATGTCCGCGACCAGGCCCGACCGCCAGCCGAGCTGGACCACGCCGGGGTAGCCGAGGACGAACGTCGCGTTGCCCTTGAACGGGAGCAGCCAGGCGTGGCCGAGCGCGGGCCCCGGCTCCAGCTTCGTCACCGCGCACTGCATCAGCGCGCCGGCGAAGCTCTGCCAGTTGCAGTCGGCCAGCTTCTTGATGCGCATGCACTCGGTCAGCCCGGCCTGCAGGAAGCGTCGGACCATGTCCTTGTCGTTGAGCACGCGCATCAGCTCCGTCCGGTACACGTCGTACTGGAAGAGCTGCATGACGTTGGCCGGCCGCGCACCGGGCTTCGTCAGGCTCTGGCCCTGCTGCTGGGCGACGGCCGCCGTCTGGAGGCGCTGCGTCAGCTCACCGCTCATCGTCGATCCCTCCAACCACCGTCAGGCGCCGGTACTCGGTGGCCTGGACGGTGTAGCCGCGCCGCTTCACGATCGGCCAGCGCACCTGCGGCCGGCCGTCGATGAGACCGACCTCGGCGTCGCCCATGAGCGCCATCAGCCGATTCGCGGCCTTCTGCCGGACCGCCTTGGCGGCGACGGCCGCGAGGTCCGCGCGCAGAAACTCGGCGACCAGGCCGCGTGCGTCAGGTGGCAGCTCCGTCGTCTCGCGTTCCGGGCGCGCGAACGCGGCGCGCAGCGCCTCGGCGGTCTTTGAGGAACCGTCCACCTCCGGTGCCACGCCGGCGAGCACGTGCTTGCGCCAGAAGCGCTCCTCGATCTCCATCAGGATGCCGATGGCCGTGTCATCCCGGTCCACCTGGAACCACAGGAATGAGTCGCCGCGCAGCATGACGGCGACGTACGCCTGCGCAGCGTCGTCGACGGCCATCTGGTGCTGAGCTTGGATGTGGACGTGCTCGGGCACGCCCTCCGTCCACTGGCCGTCGAGCCCGTTGGACGTCTTCACCTCCACCACGCCGAAGGGCGGGTTCCGGTGGCCCTCGACGTCCTGGTACGCGCGGCCGTCGAGCGTCGCGCGCATCCACTCGTGGTCGGCGTGCACGACCGCGACTTGGCGATCGCGCACGTCGATGCCGGTGTCCTCCTCGAACCACTCGATGACGACGGGCTCCAGCAGCCGGCCGGCGCGCTGGCGCCGGTCCTCCTGGCGGTCGAGCGGCAGCAGGCCGCGCTTGTCCGCCCACACCATCCAGGGATTCGAGAACGGCGACAGGCCCGCGACGGCGGCGGCGTCCGAGCCGCCGATGCCGCCGCGCCTCCACTCCAGCCAGTCGGGCCGGTTGGAGTGCACCAGCTGGAGGGCGCCGCTCACCCGGCCCTCCTATCGGGCCGGATCTCCAGGCCCTGGTTCCGGCACATCGCGCGCAGGAAGACGTTGTCCTCGTGGAGGTCGTTCAGCACGCTCGCGATCTGCTCGGCGACGCACCCGGCGAGCCCGGCGCGGACGACTGGGTGGCCGGGGTCATGGCGATCCATGACCCCGTGCCCGCTCGCGGTCTGCACCGGCTGGAACCGCGACTCCTCAGCCACAGAACGGCTCCTCGGGAGCGCCGTTCAGCAGGTCGCGCTGACGCCCGGCCTCCTCCTCGTCGTACACGCCGACGATGGGCTCGTCGTAGCCGTGGAGGTTCCGGACCTCGAAGCGGCCGTCCTCACGCTCGCGGGCGACGTAGCGAGCGACGGTCGTCGCGCCGGTGACCGGGTTGAACGTCGGGTCGCCGGTCAGGTTGGCCAGCAGCCGCGGGCCGTCGAACAGGCTCGTGACCCACTTCGCGGTGTGCAGTTCCCGGATCTGGTCGAGGCGGGCCTCGGCAGCGGCGGTGGGGTCCTCTGCGGAGACGGCCCCCCGCTCGACCTCGGCGTCCCAGCGCTCCCACGACGCCGGGTCGTAGTCGTGGGCGCTTGGGGCAGCCGGCATGCCGTCGTGTGTCCGGTAGGAGGTGCAGCGGGCGCGCTGACCGGAGATATCGACCGTGACGTACTGGTGGCCGAGGGCCACGATCTCCGCCAGCACCGCCTCCAGCGGGCGGGCGGGCGGCGTGGACTCGGCGAGCTGCTCCAGCAGCCGCTCGGCCATCCCCTGCAGGACGTCCATGTCCCAGAGGAGCTGAGCGAAGGCGGCCCGGTACTCGGTGCCGTCGGGCACGCTGTCGGCCGGGTTGAGCACCGCCTCGCGGGCCCGGCCGTGGCTGCTGTCGAGCGCCTCGTGCAGCCGGGCGACCTGCTCGCGGATCTCCTGCCAGGTGATCTGCCCGCTCACTGCGCAGCAACCTCGAGGTACTCGGCCTCGCGCGCCTGCACCCGGCGCCAGGAGCGCTCGACGCGCCCCAGGTCGCGGGCCTGGATGGCGAGCCCCAGCTCGTCGACCGCGAGCACGAACTCGCGGATGGCCGGGTGGAGGTCGAAGATCAGCCGGGTGCGGGCGTCGGCGGCCGTCAGCTCGGTGGCCATCACGCGGTCTCCGAGGCGCGCTCGGCCTGCTCGATCTCGACTGTCGCGCGCTTCCTGAGCGTCTGGATCGGCTCCCGCCACGCGGTCCGCAGCCGGGCCAGCTCTTGGCCGTCAGCCCGCCAGCGAGCGGCCACCTCGGCGAAGTGGGCCTGCTGGTCGGCCGGCATCTCGGGCCGGAACAGGGTCGTGTTGTCATAGACGGCGAGCTGCTGCTTGCTGCCGGGCCAGGCGACCATCAGGTTGCCCGTGCCGGCGTGGATGCCGTACACGTGGCCGGCCTCCAGGCCACCGGGGATCTCGCGCAGCACCGCGACGCGGACCTTCGCCCGCCCGGCGCGCGCCGCCTCCCGCGTGCGGCTGCTGAGCGTTTCCCTCAGGGCCGACAGGAGCTTGTTCCGCTCCACCACCTCGCCATCGAGAACGGCCTGGAACTCGCCGTTCTCCTCGACGTGGATCTCGTAGACGGTCGCCGAGCCGGGCGGGTTGTACGTGGTGAGGACCATCTCAGTCCACGCCGTAGGTGGCCGCGGCCAGCACGCGCCAGCCAGTAGCATTCGTCATCGAAGGACTCCTGTTCTTCATGGAGCCGTCCCACTGCTTTCCAGGGAGAGGGGCGGCTTCGCTGTTCCTGTGGTTGTAGTGTAGCACGTATGCGCATACTGCGCGCATGCTATGCTGCGCTGGTGACTGACAGCGGCCATCTTCGGCGACAGACCCAGCGGGGACGGAAGGACGAGCGGCGGCGCTTCGTCTACGTGGCCGCCCAGGACCGTGAGGTGTGGGCCAAGGCGGAAGCGTTCGCCGAGGAGCGCGGACTCAGCCTCTCGTCGGTCGTCGCCGATGCTCTCGCCCGCTACCTGGCGAAGCCGCCACGCGGCCCACAGCCTGCTGCGCCAGTCGGCGACCAGTAGCTCAGGCACCGGCCGCCTCCCACTGGACGAATCTCGCCCGGCGAGCGGCCCAGCCGAAGCACAGGTCAGCCGGGCTGCCGTCGGCCTTGAATAGCCGGCCACCGGATTGCGGCGGGGCGTACTCCAGCGGGCTCGCCGCGACGACGACGCCCGACGGGTGTCGATACCGGACCGGGCGCCGCATGCCCTGGTGGCACCAGAATGGCTGGCCTCTGACGACCAGGTCATCGAGCAGCTCCTGGTCGCCGGCCGCCTCCTCGTCACCCCTCCGCTCGGGAGAGCCGGGCCGATAGGCACAGTCCTTGCACATCGACGACCGGCAGCCGAACAGCAGGCCGTCGGTCCTCGGCGCGGCCTGCTCGACGTCATACACCGGCTCCCAGCAGGTGCAACTGCTCGGGCCGCGGGCGGCACTGCCCATACAGCACATGCCGGTCGTCGGCGTCTCCGGCCAGTCGCGGTGAGCGTCGAAGTGGATGTAGCCGCCGGCGGTCAGCACCTGCTGGCGGACCTCGCGGGCGATTCGATCACGCATCCGCTCAGTCCACAGCACCTTCAGCCGACGGCCCTTCAGGTCGCCGCTCTGTTGCTCCCACACCTGCCCGACGCGGACCGCCGGCTGTTCAGCCACGGGCCGCCTCCTCGCGCTCGCGCTCGGCCCGGCGCTGGGCCGCGCGCCGCGCCGCCCACGGCTTCATCGAGCCCCGGCCTGGACCCATCGGGGTGCCGGACTGCTGGCCGGCGGTCGCCCGAGGCGGCCCGGGAAGGCGGACGACGATCGGGTCCTTGCCGAGGTTGAGCGCGCGCTCGCGGCGGTTCAGCTTCTTCATTCGGCGACGGGCCCGGCGGTTCGCGCGGCGCACGCGCTCGCGCTCCCGGGCGGCCAGCTCCGCCTTCGTCGGCTGCTGGCTCACGATTCCGCCGCCGGCGCGTATTCGCGCTCATCGACATCGAACGTCCAGGCCACCGCCTGCGCGCAGGTGCTCATCGTCGGCGGGACGCGGAGCATGTAGGACTTCCAGGTCCCATCCGGCTCCCGAGTGGAGTTCGTGACCTCGACCATGACGAGGGGCTCGTCGTCGAGCAGGGGCAGCCTGAGCAGGCGCCTGCGGTGGCCGAGCTGGTCTGCATCCTCGTGCATGACGAAGACGCCGGGGCCGCCCTTCTCACGGGCGCCCGACAGCAGGCGGTCGGCGCCGAGGCGCTCGATCATGACCCGCCGCACCTCGGCATTCGGCTCGGTCAGCACCTCCTGCGTGGTCAGCGTCTCGGGTGTCTCGATGACGCGCTCAGGCACTCGCACGCCATGGACGAAGTAGAGCTTCCAGCCTTCCCATGCGACCGCTGGACCAGTGGTGCAGTGAAGGCGATGCGAACCCCAGCCCCGCGGCTGGACCTGCTCCAACTCGATGACCTGCGGTCGGTTGCAGACCATGACGAACTTCGTCGTCGGCCACCACCAGCAGGCCGATTCGACCGTTGCCTCGTAGGCGCGACCGCGGTCCCACATGTCGCCCATCAACGTCAGCGAGCAGACCTCGCGGAAGAACGAGGTATACGCAGGGCCCCAGCCCCAGCCGCCGGCCCAGAATTGTCCGCCCAGATAGCGGTACCAGTCGCCGTCCACCGCGCCGTCCACCGCGCCGCGCACCGCGTCGCGCACCGCGCCGTCCACCGCGCCGTCCACCGCGCCGTCCACCGCGCCGTCCACCGCGCCGCGCACCGCGTCGCGCACCGCGCCGCCCACCGCGCCGTCCACCGCGCCGTCCACCGCGCCGTCCACCGCGCCGTCCACCGCGCCGTCCACCGCGCCGTCCACCGCGCCGCCCACCGCGTCGCGCACCGCGCCGCCCACCGCGCCGTCCACCGCGCCGCGCACCGCGCCGCCCACCGCGCCGCCCACCGCGCCGCGCACCGCGCCGTCCACCGCGCCGCCCACCGGACGACCGCGGCCGGCCGCGGTCGTCCGAAGGACATGGAGTGCGATGGGTGCTGCGAAGGCACCCACGAGCGGCGACGGCACGCGCACGACCACATTCGGCCAGGGAATGCCGGCGAATTGGTAGCACTTCTTGGCCGCTGCCTCGAAGCGCTCCCAGTCGGCTTCACCGGTCCGGAGGCCGATCTCGATCCACTTGGACGCCCACTCGTCCATCCGAGCCCGCTGGGCATCCGTCAGCTGGTCGATGCGTGCCGGCATCGGGTTAGTCGGCGACCTGGCGGGGGAGCTCGGCCGGCACGTACTCCCGCTGACGCGTCACTCGGTAGTCGCCCGGCTGCAGCGTGATGGCGCCGTGCTCCTGGTGCTCGAGCGGCGTCGCCTCCATGATCCGCAGGAAGATCCCGCGGGCCCCGGCGTCGATCAGCTCGGCGTCCTGGACGGCCACCGAGTGGTGGTGACCGGTCACCTCGCCCCGGGCCAGGATCAGCCGGCCGCGCTCCGCCTTCCGGCGCGCGCCTTCTGGCGCCTCGTCTACGCGGACGATCAGGATGTCGCCTTGCCGGTACATCTCTCGCATCGTGTCGATACCTCCTCTGGTGGGGTTGGGGTGGCTGGACCTACGACCGGACTGGCGGAGTACCGCGGAACGCGGTGATGCCGGTGCCCCTCTCGATCGCCTCCAACGTGGCGTCGAACGCCTGCTTCAGCACCTCGTCCGGGCGGACCAGGTGGTAGCTCAGCGTCAACCGCGCCTCGCGGATCCGGAAGCGCAGCCGGGCCACGATGTCGTAGGCGGGCGAGCCCTCGAAGGGCTCGATCACGAGATGGAACTCCTGCGGGATCTCGATGTCGCCCTTGGTCCCGGCGCGCGCCTGGATGTTCTCGTCGTAGTGCAGGGTGCGCTGGCCGTTGGCGAGCCGGCCCGTCTGCTGGAAGGTCGCGCCCACGGTCGCGTGGAAGGTCTGCGCCAGCTCGAACATGTCCAGCGCCGGCGGCGCTGCGATCTCGTCCAGGCCGCCCTCCATGTGCTCGGCGAACTGCTCCTGCGTGAGCTGCCTGCCGTCGAGGCTGGTCCAGTGCTGCCAGGGCTTGGTCAGCTTCAGCTTCAGCGTCGCCTGATGCTCTCCCCAGCCTGGGAGATCCGCGGCCGAGTCGTCGAGCACGGCCACGATCGCGTTGTGGTCCAGGACGGCATACATCGTGGTCTGCGCCTCGATGCGGTGACGCATGACGTACGCCGCGAAGGAGCCGGCCTCGTGGAGGATGACGTGCTCGGTCTTCCGCCGCGGCGCCGGGTGGAAGCGCTCCAGGTCGACGAGCTCGTGCGTGTGGCCGGGCGGCAGCACGACGTCGAGCAGGCCGCCGATGGCCGGCGTCTCGCGCGCCACGGCGGCGGCGCTGCGCGCCAGCTCGATGACGGCGTCGTTCTCGGTCCGCTCGACGGCGGCGGCCAGCAAGGTGGGCTCGATCGGGGCCATGCTCAGCTCTGCTCCTCGGCGTTCTCGATGGGGTCGACCCGCCGGAACAGGCTCTCCTGCGTCGGCGACTCGCGGGCCAGGCCGCCGTCCTCGGTGGCGAAGAACCACGTGGGCGGCCGGTCGGCGACCGGCACCTTGACGACGATCTCGTCGGTGATGACGATCATCTCGGAGTTCTCGGCGGCCGGCTTCACCTTCAGCTTCAGGTGCAGCTCGCCGGCCTTCTCGAACTGGACGACGCCGGCGACGACCTCGGCCAGTCGTTCGGTCAGCTCGTTCAGGAGCTGGCCCTTCCGCACCGCGGCGAGGGTGACCGGGAACGGCTGCGAGTACGGGTTCGTCACTGGCTACTCTCCTTCCGTGAAGTGGCCGCCGCTGCCCGGCGCAGGCGGCCACACGTCAACCGGCACATACAGTTCCCCAGGAGGGGAAGCGCACACGAAAGGGCAACGGCAGGGGAAGGCGCCCCCGGGCGGGCGCGCAGGTCCAGCCGTCTGATTTCACGTGACACAGGGATGGCCATGGCCCTCGCACTGCGTGCAGCGGCCGCAGTTCTGACAGACCGTGTGCTGGCAGCCGGGATCGTTGATCGGCTGCTGCTTACCCATGGCTCACCGCCCAGCGGATGGCGTCGCCGAAGAGCAGCCACAGCGCCACGCCGGCGACGACCGCGGCGATCCACCAGCGGAGCACGATGCGGCGTCCGCTCATGCTGTTCGCTCCGCCGGTTGGTCGCCGGCGCCGCCGAACCAGTCCAGGAAGTCGCCGAGCCGCAGCACGACCAGCGCGCGTTCGTAGCGCTCGCCGTTGCCGTGGATCAGCGCGACCGGTAGCTTCCCGTCGCGGGCCGCCGCCTCCGCCTGACGCAAGGCGTCGACGACCCGTTCCGGCATCCGGCTCCAGCTCTTGGCCTCGACGGAGAGCCATGGGTGCTGGATGTCCGGCACGTCGCCGCGTGTCCGGCCGCTGACCGGCACGCGACGGCCGCCGATGCGTTCGGCCAGCTCGCGCTCCGCCTGCTTCCAGCGGGCCCGGCTGGGCGGCAGCCTGCGCGCCATCAGATCGTCCTCGTCATCAGGAGCAGGGCGCCGACCAGGACGAAGGTCAGGCAGAGGACTGCGAATGCCTGGCCGGCGCGGTGCATCCGACGCGCCAGGCGTTGCTCGGGCGTCGCGTACCGGCGCGGCAGGCTCGCCCACCTGACCAGCTCGAACGGCCCGAGCCGGACCGCCCAGAAACCGGGCGCCCACGACGGGCCGTGGTCGATGCCGACGCGCCAGCGGCGCGGGTAGAGGAGGAGGCTCGTCATCGACCGCCTCCATGCGCCGCGACCTGGAACGCGAAGACCACCGCGACCACGACCGGCGCGAGCAGGACGAAGGCGGCGGCGATGGCGCAGCCCTCACCGATGCTGGCGGCCAGCTCTCGGCCCAGCGAGATCTCCTCTCGGCCGAAGGCGACCGGATCGATGGTGGGCCGGTTCTCCAGCTCGCCGACGGCAGGCGCCCAGACCGGATTGGCTAGATGGAGTGGGCACCCGCCGTCGGCGGCGGGAGATGAGGAATCGTCTATGCGATCGATCGTAGCCAATCCGATCATGGATCGCACCCTATACCCATGATCAGGGCGGCGTCAAGGGGCTACTCAGATTTGGGTAGGCGCTACCCTCGGTAGCGGCTAGATGGAGGATTCACGACCGCCGGCAGGTCGGTTCATCGAGCACGCCTGCAATCACTGGGGCTCGCGTGATGAGTTTCGCGAGCGCGTTCGGCCGCTCTACGGGAAGACGCCGAGCCGCTCGACGGTGGACTTCTGGATCTCTGGCACGAACGATCCTCCATCGTGGCTCTTATTCAAGATCGCCCAGGCATGGAAGCTGAGCCTTGACGAGTTCGCGCTCGACGAGGAGGACCGGCGCGCCCTCCAGGACCAGCTCCGCGAGGTGCGCGTGCACCTGGCGATCGTGCAGGAGCACGTGCAGCGCCTCTTGGCACTCCAGGGACAGAAACCCATGGAATTCCCAAGGAGCGTGGGTACCGCGGACGGCAACTAGGACGAACGTCACGTTTCCCAACCTGACAGGTCGGCTTTACACTGGCATGCCGGTTCGGAAGAGAGAGAGGGGGCGTGTGCCCCTGATGGAGGCGTTCGAGGTGAGAGTGTTGCGGGTGGAGTTCGAGGCTGAGCCTCGAACGATCGAGGACGTTCTGCGCGAGGTGATGGCCGAGGCCCGCCGGCGCGCGCACATGAGCACGTCAGCCTTCGCCGCGGCCATCAACGAGAGCAGCCCGCGGAATCCCGGGCTGCTGGCGGAGACCATCGAGGCGTACGAGGCGGGCGTGATCGCGCCGCCCGGGGACATCCTGTGCCGCGCAATGGAGCAGGGGGGCCACGACGTCGTGGCCGCCCTGGGCGCGTGGCTTACTGGCCCCCGGCGGTTCCCCCTCCAGACTTCCGTCGGAGCCAGAGGCGCTTCAGGCCCTCGCTGATCGCCTGGCGGTGTGACGCCGAGGCGGCCTGACCCGTCTTGCCGCGCGCAATCGCGTCTCGATCCTTCTGCGGACGTGCGACGCCCTTCGGCCATGCCATGCCGTCAGGTAGGGTAAGTCGTTGATAGCAACGCTGTCCGCAAAACCGCTAGCATGACCTACAAGTCCTCCTCCCTTCCTCTCTCCAGCATCTTCCGTATGTCGGCGCGCCGGATCCGGTAGACGCCGCTCGGCAGCCGGATCGCATCGAGCTGGTGCTGGGTGATCCACCGCACCACGGTGTGACGGTCCACGCTCAGGATGCGGGCCGCCTGCGTCGTGCTCAGCAGCTCCCCCTCTTCCAGCTCCTCGTCCGGCATGCACCGATGAGGCTATGTCTCACCTGCTAAACCATGTGTTCCTGTCGTTCCTGATGTTCCACTTGCACCGGATGTTCCCAACGAGTAGGCTGTCAAGCAGCCCTGGCCGGGACCACCACAGGGCGGAACCGCTCTGCACGGCGGGAACGGGACGCCGGTCCTCGATCGGCGGGGGATGACCGGGTAGGGGTGCAGCCCGACCCGGTCCACTCCGCCGGAGGGCGAGGCGATGCGGACGGCACGGCGCGCGGGACAGCTCGACCAGACGGACTTGATCTTCGTCGTGGGCATGGCGACTGCCGCCCTCGGCCTCGCTCTGATCACACTGGGGCTCTCGCTGTGATCCCGCCTCGCCTGCGCGGCTGGCTGACCACGGGCCCGGGATCCCTGGCGTGGCGGGTGCCCCTGATCTTCCTCCTCGCCCTGCTCTACCTCGTCCTGGCGCTACTGGCCGAGCTCGTCTTGGCGCCGAAGTGGATACGGCGAACGCGGCCCGCCAAGCGCATCCGCGTCCCCTGGTCGCCGTGCCTCGCGGTCGCGGCCGGCGTGTTCCCGACCAGCATGCTGCTGGTCGACCGCGCCCTCGGCCCGCCGTCCTTCGCGCGCGCCCAGCACCCCGCCCAGCAGGTGATCGCCGCGCTCGGCGCGCCGCAGTCCGCGGAACCGCCAGCTTGCGAGGCGTGCTGAGCTGTGGAAAAGTGGGAAGTGATCCTGGCGGGCGGCACCAGCGAGGCGGAGATGATCAGGCGCGAGTTCCTTCGTGACGCGGCGACGCTGGCGGGTCTCGGCATCTGGGCGCAGATCGCCTTCATGGAGTCGATCGGCAAGCGGGTGAAGATCGGCGCGAGGCTGGTCGAGGACCTCGACACCGTCTGCCGGCGCCTGTACGAGCACTGGCACGAGCTGGAGCCGCTGCCGCTCCTCCGCTACGCCGAGGGTCTGGCGTCCATCGTCGGCAGCCTGGTCCCCCAGGCGCCGCCGCTGCACCAGCGCCAGCTCCAGCAGGTCGCGTCGCGCGCCGCCGCGATGGCCGGGCTCGCGTACCGCTTCGTCGGGAACGACTACAAGGCGGCGAACTCCTTCATCGCGGCGGACATCTGGGCGCTGGAGGCGGGCGACGATAACCTGCGCGCGCTGGCCCTGACCTGGAACGCGGACATCGACAGCGCTGTCCAGCGCGGGAAGGCGCTCCAGAGCCCGGCGAAGGTCCGCGAGCTGCTCGACAAGGCGGAGCGGCTGCTCGACGTCGGCGCCCCGATCGCGCTCGTCGCGCAGGTCCTGCTGCGCCAGGCCGAGGAGCACGCCGTCGCCGGCGAGATGGACGCGGCGCTGACCTACGTCGAACGCGTCGCCGCGGCCTGGGCGCGCGGCCACGCGCCGTCGCGCGACCTGTACGGCCTGACCTGGCCGGAGACCCTGAACAGGGCCTTCGTGGGCAATATCTACCTGCTGGGCGGCCGGCCGTCGGAGGCGGTGCCCATCCTCGAGCAGGTCATCGATGAGTACCCGCGCGAGCTGGAGTCGGACCGGATCGCGGCGAGCACGGACATGGCCAGCGCCTACGCCCGTCTCGGCGAGCTCGAGCACGCGTGCTCCCTGCTGACGGACGCGTGGCCGCGGGCCCGCGCCGCCGGGCTCGTCGACCGGCAGCTGCGCATCCGCGGCGTCCGCGAGCGCGACCTCGCGTTCCACGCCTGGGAGCCGGCCGTGCGCCGGCTCGACGAGGCGATGATCGCGACCTGACGGCGGGTGGCGGAACGGGAGACGCGGCCGGCTTAAACCCGGCTGGCTGAGGGCCGTGCGGGTTCGAGTCCCGCCCCGCCGACAGACGCGAAGAAGACCCCGGCCCGCCGTGAGGCAGAACCGGGGCCAGCCCACCGAAGAGGTTCCGGATCAGAGCAGCCGCGCGGCTGCCACGAGTGCGATGAGGATGCCGACGATGAGCGGCGTGAACGGCAGCACGCCCAGGGCCAGCAGGATGGCCAGCACCAGGACGACGACCGCCACCACGGCGCCCAGGCCCGTCGGCCAGCTCACCGCTGGAAGGCGGCGGGGCTCGGCTGCGTGTTCGGCGCCAGGTAGACGAGCAGGGCCTGTACGGCCAGCAGCGCCAGCGTGACGATCTCGGTCTGCGACAGCCCGCCGCTGATGACCTGGGCGGTCAGCCCGGCCGTCACTGCGCCCACGGCCACCACCAGCAGCTTCAGCACCGAGGAGACGGCCCCGGGCAGGTTCGGGACCAGGTACGTGTTGACCGCGTTGGCGGTCGCCGTCGCGATCACGACCCACTCGGCAGCCGTGATCTTGCCGTCGTTGAACTGCGCGACGATCACGCTCACGATCGCCAGCGCGGCGGCCGAGAAGAACTTGAGGTACTGGTTCATCGGGACTGGTCCTCCTACAGGTCGTGGCTTGAGAGCCACGAGGTGATGTTGGTCGCGAACTGGCGCAGGACCGCAGCCAGCTCGTGCAGGGGATCGGTGGGCGTAGGCGGCGCCGGCGGTGTCGGGCTGGAGCCCTCGGCCACCAGCTGGATGGTCCAGAAGTCGGTCGCGAACGCGGCGCTGTCGAGGTAGCCGTAGGGGACGGTGAAGTAGCCGCCCTGGCCCCAGCCGTCGCCCCACGAGTTCCGGCACAGCCAGGTCCGCGCCGCGTCGTCGTAGCCGACCAGCAGCACGGCGTGGCCGCCGACGGCCTGCTCGCCGGGAGTCGGCATCGGCAGCACGCCGGTCTGCGCGACCTCGTCCGACTGGATGGGGCCGTAGACGTCGAACCCGACGACGACCGGGAACCCCGCGGCCAGGGCCTGCTTCATGGCCGTGGCGTTGACGCTCACGCGCATGTACTTCGTCGCGTGGTCCTTGGCGGCGTCCACGGCGACGGCAGGGCCCGGATCGTCGGCGAAGCGCGCGACGTCGTACGGCCACTCGGTCTCGTCGACGTAGCCCGGCTTCCCGGCCACCACCTTCAGGCCGTCGCGGAGCTCGGCGCCGGCGTCCTCCGACGTCGAGCCCTCGATGACCCGCTCCCAGTAGTAGAGCGCGAGCCGCGCCGGCGTGACGTGCTGCAGCAGCCGCTGCGCGCGCTGGGCGTACATCAGCGCCGCGGCGATGGCGTTCGCCGTGCAGCTCCCCAGCTCGCCCTGGTCGAAGATCGGGTCCGCGAGCGCGCCGGTGGCGCGCAGGTCGACGCTGGGCGGCAGGGCGGCCGCCAGCGGCAGGCTGACGTGCTGGTGCAGCAGCAGGTCGCGCTCGTCGAACCGATCGGGAAGCAGGCCGAAGTAGCGGGTGGGCATGGGACCTCCGTCGTGTGGGCTGCGGCCGGCTCAGCGCCGGCGGTAGTGGTCGAAGAGGAAGCCGCCGGCCGGCACCGACATCAGCACCAGCGCCACGGCGAGCAGGGCGAACCCGGCGCCGCGCGGCAGCGGCATCCCCAGCAGATAGTTCAGGGCGATGACGGCGATCGCGGTCGCGGCCAGGGCGGTGAGCCCGAAGTACGCGAGGAGGCCGCGGAGCGCGTTGGCCTCCCGATGTCGCCGGAGCGCGTGCAGGACCACGCCTGCCGCCCACCAGTCGATTGGCGACAGGATGATGAGCAGCCAGGCCAGCGCCGTCACCGGAGGGCCCGTCCGGCCTGCTCCATCTCTCGGGCCAGGCGCGCGGCACGGTCGATCGCCTGGTGCGCCTTGGCGGTGGTCACGCTGGTCCGCTTCTCGCGCCGGTCCGCCTCGGCCTCCAGCTCCCTGACCGTGCGGAGCCGCCGCGCCAGCCAGCTGAGGAGCGGCACCTCAGTCCCTCCGGGGCCGCGCGAGGCCGCGTAGCTCGGCGACGTCATCTCTCAGCTCCCGGAGTGTTCCTGTGGTCTGGGTGGCGAACGTGTCGACGGACCCGGTGAGCTTGGCGACCGCCTCGTTGAGGCGGTCGTTCTGGTCCAGAACCCGTGCATGCACCGGGCCCGGCACCAGCTGGCCACTGGCGACCGCCCGGAAGAAGAGAAGGCCGGCCGCGGCCAGCGAGATGGCTGCGAAGACCCAGCCACCGGCGCGCGCGATGGCCTCCAGCGTGGCCGGATCGAACATGCGCTACTCGGCCAGCCGCTTCGCGAGCGCGATGCGCACGACGGCCCTATCCATTCTCCAGTCGCTTCTCGATCTCGGCGACCGCCGCCGCACCGGCGACCTCGGCGATATGGTCGTCTGAGACCATGCCGCCCGGTCCCAGGTTGGCGAGCTGTGCCTGCAGGTCGGCGACCTGTTGGGTCAGGGCCTGGATGGCTGCCAGCAGCGCCGGGGCGTTGTACGCCTGCTGGTCGGGGTGCTGGCTGTCGTTGTGCAACTCCTGCACGAGGTCGCCGAGGCCGCGGCCACCCTCCAGGGCGGCCGCGTAGTCCGCGACCATGGTCGACGGGTCGGCGAGGCCCGGCAGGAACGTGTAGACGGCCATGTGCGCGATGCCGGTGGCGATCTCGGGGTCGGTGATGGCCAAGTCGTCGCCTCCTCCGCCGCCCCCGCTCGGGGCCGCGGCGATGTTGAACTGCGAATACGAGACGTCGAACGTGACGCCGCCCCAGGCCCCGGAGCCGCACTGGACCGCGCGGCGGCCCGCGAAGAACGGCGCTGCCAGGCCGGCGCCTGCCGGGTCGCACATGCCCGGCTTCGCACGCCAGATCCGGTCGGCGTGGTTCGCGCAGGCGGCCAGCGTGGCGTCCACGCCGTACACGCCCGGGACGAATCCGGCGGCGCGGATCTGGTCGCACCAGCGATCGGCCGCGCCCGGCCAGCCGCCGGGGTCGGCCTGGAACCGGGACGGCTCGATGTCGAGGTAGATCTGAAAGCCGGTGCCGGGCCGGAAGCCGTAGGTGTCGCGGGCCCGCGCTGCTGCCGCTGCGCCGTTGCAGTTGGCTGGCGAGTAGGGCAGATCGATGCCGGCCTGCGGCCAGCCCTTCGCCCGGATGCCGGCGACGACGGTGGCCGTCTCGATGCGACGGACGTAGCCCGACGTGCCGGCCAGGTAGTGGAAGACGCCCTCGAAGCCGCCGGCGCGGAGAGCGGCATCCAGGCTGGCCATGCCTCCTTTCGGCACGGCCTGGCCGCGGCGCTCACGGACCGGCGGGCCGAGGCCGAAGAGGGGTCGGAGGCTGACGACGCTCTGCGAGTAGTCAGCGAGCTTCATGTCCTGGGTGATCTCCTGGTGGGACGACAGAGCCGCGGACGCGCGCTACCTGCGCTGGAAGGTCGCGGTGAGGAAGTCGATAGGTAGGCGGATGCGGGACAGCGGATCGGTTAGCGTGCCGGCCGGCAGCGCGTCGAAGTAGCAGAGCTGCGTGCCACTGCCCTCCTCGAAATCGAAGCCCACCAGCACGGACTGTTGGTTATTCACGCCCAACGTCGGCAGATCGACCAGCAGCGTGTCGCATTCGCGTGGGCCGAGGCCATTGTTGAGCGCAATCCAATCGGCCGTGCGCACCACACGCACCGACGTCGCCCGTAACGGGTCGAGGCGACGATCATGGATGGCTGAGGCATAGCGCGACAGGAGGCTGAAGCCAGGCGCGCCCATCTCGGCCAGGGAGCCTTCGAGCACCGCTGCCCCGCTGGCTCCGATGCTGCCCCAGGTCACTATCCCGCCTGAGTCGCCGCCGGGCAGGGACTGGACCTGGATGCCATTGTCGAACTGCTCCGGCACCGTGCTCACCTCGGTGCCATCGGCGACCACGTTGACACCTTCGCGCAACACGATCTTCGCCGACAGGTCCAAGCCAGGATTGCCGGACGGCGTCGGCCGATCGACCGTCGCGCCGTGGCCGAAGTCGATGGTGTCCGACTTGTAGCCGCGGCCCGGCGTCATCCTCATGTAGTAGCTGGTCGCGGTCGCCGCCAGTGCGAACTGATCCAGGTGCGTCTGTCCGGAGGAGTTCCCGGGAGACGTCATCACCGGGCCGTTGCTGTTCGAGTCACCGAACGCGAAGCGATTGGTTCCGAACGTGCCGATGCCGAAGATGTCACCAGACGTCCTGGCCTGGAATTGCAGGCGATGGAAGTACGTGGAGATGGTGCCGCTTCCACTGATGGCGCCACCTCGGATTCCGACTCGGCCCGGCGGAGACAGGTTGTATGCGTACTGGCACTCGACGTCCTTGCCGTTGAAGATGACCTTTACCATTTGCTGGCCGCTACCAGGAGCACTGGTCGAGGAGTTCGTCAGGGTGAACAGGAGCGCCTGGAGCTGAAACTCCAGCGGACTCGTGCAATCTGTCAGGCAGTTCACCGACTGCCGCAAGGTGTACGTGCCAGCGGTGCGCTCCAGGATGCGCACATCCACGCTGTACCAGTTCGCAATGCTCTGCTGAACGAGGACTGCGTCGCAGAGGATGCCGTTCTGAGTCGTAGCGTCGGCCATGAGCCAGATCCCGGCATACCCCACCACCGCGCCGGGGCTCGCGCCGGTGGCTCCGACCATCACGCCCTGAGTCGACACTACCGCCGTGCCGAACTCACCGGTCAGTGGGCGGGCAACGCCCCACGAAGTGGTCGTGGTCAGTCGCGCCTCGGACGCCGACACGGGACAGGTGAGACAGGGCAGACCCAGGAAGGGATCGGCCGACGAGAAGGAGAAGCCGGAGTTGGTGTAGCTGGCGCTGGTGGGGTCGCCCGGCGTGCCAGTGCTGTTCCAGTTGTTGAAGTCGTCGGCCCACTGCCGTTCCATGGTGCCCAGGAGCTGCGACACCAGAAACCACGACGTCTCCCCATTGCCGAGCGTGATCCCCTCGCCCGGTACGGTCTTCGACCGCTGGAGCATGTACGTGGAGTCGACGACGTTCACCTTCCAGGGCCCGTTCATCGCCCGCTCGACCGGCGGCACGATGATTCCGGAGAAGGCCGGCGTACTGCCGCTGTGGTCGCCCATGTACGCCTCGACCCGCTGGCCGATGGCGAGCGAGCGGTATGTATCCGCGTGCGCCCGGAACATCGCAGTGCCCGGCGCCGGCAGCAGAATCGTGCCCGAGCCCACCATGCTGCTGGCGGGCTGTCCAGGCTGGTAGGCGCGCTTCTGCCAGGTCACCTGGTGCAGGTGGGGGAGGTCGTTGACGATCTCGACGCCAGTGTCGTTGTCGAGGACCCGGAGCGCCAGATAGCTCGGGATGCCGCGGCCCCTGCTCACAAACCTGCCACCAGCTGGAGGCGCCGCCGGCCGATGAACTGCGCCCAGATGTCAGCCGGGAACGAGCCCTGGCCGAGGGTGGCGGCGCGGACCGGCACGAGCGCGCTCTGGTCGATGAACCAGTCGGTCGTGGTCGTAGCGGTCGCGACCGCGCGCACGCGCATGTTCTTCGTCGCCGTCGGCGTGACAGCGGAGGCGACCTTCACCCAGATGTAGGACGTGCCGCCGGCAAGGGCGGCCGCATTGGGCGCGTACGTCGTGCTCGCCACGAAGACGCTGTCCGTCGAGTTCCACAACCCGATCTGCATTTGGGACGTCGAGCTTGCCAGGGAGGCGAGGCGGAGCCGCACCCACAGGTCGTAGACACCGGCGGCGGGCACGAAGGCAGTCGCCCAGAGATCGGCATTCGTGCTCGCCGTACCGCTGGCGCACTTCGCGGCGTTGCCGCCCGAACTGCCGGCGTCCGCGGTCGACGTCCAGCCGGTGCCCAGGGTGCCGCTCTCCGCCTCCGCCAGCAGGTTCGGCGCCGTGATGTAGGGGACGGCGAACAGCCCGTATGTCCGGAAGGTGCCCTGAGCGGGACCGGTGGTCTCGCCGAAGCCGATTGTCGACGTGCCGGAAGCCCGCGGCTGGCCGCTGTCGGGCGCATTCTGGTAGAGCCAGCCGACCAGCGGCTGGTTCGCCGTCGTCGAGATGGCTACGCTCCAGCCTGTGCTCGCAGTCGGCGCCAGGCTCGCGGCGGCCTGGGTGACGATGTCGACGATGGCACTCTCGTTGGCGACTACCTTGACCGTGGTCGCCAGGTTCAGCTGCAGCGCGTTGCTGAGGGCGGCGGCCTGCGTCAACGGCTGGAACTCGACCAGCGCTTCGTAGTGGCCAGCATCGAGCTCGACCGAGACGCGGGCGAAGTTGCCGCCCGTGGTCGAGAGAATCGCCGTCACGCGCGACGAGCGAAGGCTTATGCGCTCCAGGTCGATGCTGCGCACGGTCCCGATGTTCGCGCTGTTGTCCTGATACTGGAGCGTCCCCAGTGAGAGCCAGCCCGGCGTGCCCTGCGTGTTCCAGACGTACACGTCGATGCTGCCGGCCTGGTTGAAGCGCAGCAGCAGGAGGCCGTTCGTCAGGACCAGATCACCGCTGAAGTTATGGTCGGGCCCGTAGATCTGGTACCAGCTCGCGTGCGTGAACGCGCCGCCCGTCGGCACCGCGTTCCCGCCCGCGGCCGCCGTGTCGAAACAGCGCGTGCCGCCGACCCACAGGTTGGCAAGCGTCGACGAGGGGATGAACGGCACCGGGTTCACGCCGCCGGATGGGACGGCGATCAACGGGACCGCGCCCTCTGCTCCGGTGCGGCTCAGGGAAACGACCGGCCCCACCCCACCGAAGGGAAGCGCCACCAGGACCACGGGCGTGCTGATGTACGTGGTCGACAGGCCGGCGCCCTCGTACAGCATCTTCAGGCTCGTGGGCGATGAGGAGCCTGCGTCGATGACGGTGATGTCGACCTCCATCGCGCCGTTGAAGACGTGCGTCTCGGGGTCGTAGCCGAAGGCGCTGATGTAGTACCAGCCGTCGTTCATGTCGGCTCGGGACGGGTAGCCGGGCTGCGCGGTGGCGGCCAGTTGCAGGTAGACCGGCTGCATGTCTGGGTTGTCCGCCAGCTCTCGCAGCTGCTGGCGGACGAGGCGGAGCGCTGGCAGCGTCAGCGCGTTCTGGCCGCCTATCGCGTTCCAGGCGACGAGCCAGGCATGCATATCCTGGCTGGTGGAGTTCTGACCCTGACTCCAGGCGAGAGCGCGGCCGCCCTGCACGTTGTTGCGACCCACGTTCTGTCCCGCGGCGACCAGCATCCGGGCCGGTCGCCAGCCCGCGTCGAGATCGTTCAGGATCACGTCGCGAAGGCCCTTGCTATCCGGCGATCGATCGCCATGGCGACCAGATCGGGGTTGGTGGCGTCGTTGATCGTGTAGTTGTTCGTGATGTTGGCGGCCGGCGGCCGGTCGGCGGACGAGGCGTTCGGGATGACGACGCCGCCACGGGAGCCCATGACCAGCGTCTCAGGGCCGTGCTCGCCGACCGTGTAGATTCGGCCCGGGACGACGGGGCCGCCGGCGGCGCGCGGAATGAACGCCTCGCCGCTGGTCGAGATCGCGCCGGAGCTGGAGAAGATGACGTTGAAGTGCGTCTGGATCTCGCGCGGGATCTGGTTGTTGAGCTTGTCGATGTACTGCTGGATGTAGACGCGCAGCGGCGAGTTCGGGGCCAGGGTATTGGCCACGTGCTGGAGCTCGTCCCGCTGTGCAGCCAGGGCAGCCTGTGCCGAAAGGCTGCCGTTGCCCATCTGGGCATTCGCGGAAGCGAGTTGCTCGGCGGCCTGCGCCTCTTGGAGCGCAGACTGGCGCACGTCGAGCTGCGCCTTCTGCAGCGCCTCAGCCGCGTCGGCCGCCTCGCGAGACTTCGCGCCGTGCTCGCGGACCGTCTCGTTGTACGCCTTGGTGGCGTCGTCCACGCTGACGATCGCATCGTGGGTGGAGAGCTGTGCCTGCTGATACTGAAGGTCCGCGTTGAAGGTCCCCAGCAGGAGATCGTGCGTCTTCTGCAGGCTATCGTTCAGCGCCTTCTGGTTCTGTGCAGCCGTCTTCACCAAGTCTGACGCCTTGATCGTGGCGTTGCCGTAGTCGGTCGTGGCCTTGGTCGCCGACTTGTGCTTGTCAGAGAGCAGGTCGACCACCGTGCTGAGCTGAAAGAGCGGATTCAGCAGACCGATCGACTTCGTCGTCGCATCGTTGAGAGTCTGTACCCACTCCGGACCCGTGGTTGCTCCGATCTGCATCTTCTGCGAGACCGCCGCGATCGCACCACTCAGCTCGACGGCCGCCGATGAGACCTTCACCATCTCGGGTAGGAGCTGATTGCCGAGAGTGGCCTTGTTGTTCTCCATCTCGGCGTTGAGCTCGCGCAGGTTCGATGCCAGGGTGCCACCTGACCGCGCGACATCGTTCTGCTGCGTAGCCGTCTGGCCAAGGATCAAGTTGATCGTGGCAGCAGCCTTGGCCTGAGCGCTGATCTGCTGTGTCGAGCTGGCGAGGCCCTCCTTCATCGCCTCTGCGTTGACGGCGTCCTGGTTGAGGTGGATGCCGAACCGCTCCAGCGGATCGAACTCACCACGCAGCGCCGCCTGGATCGCCTCGAGCGCGTCCGGCACCGGGATGTTCGAGAACGACGAGAGATCGGTGGCCAGAGAGGTCAGCGTGGTGCTGACCTTGACCAGGCTGGCGTCCGTGAAGCCGACCGCCTTGAGGCCCGTGGCGATGTTCGTGGTCGCCTCCAGGGCGTCCTTCTCGCTGAGGCCCGCCGACGCCATGCCCTTGGCGTAGCGCTCGATAACATCGGCACTGGAGCCGAAGACCACCCGGCTCGCGGTCAGCTGCTCGTTCACGTCCGAGGCAGACTTGGCGAGCTCGAAGCCAAGGACGGCGGCCGCTCCCGCGCCGGCGACTGCGATTCCGGCCAGGCCGCCCTCGGCGGCGCCAGATCCGAGACCGATGTCGTCGAGGCGACTCGTCACCGAGGCACCAATTGGTCCGAACTTGCCAAGATTCTCGTTGACCCGCAGGAAGGTGCTGCCCAGCTTGCTGGCCTTCGTGTCCGCCTTCTCCAACTCGGCGCCCATGGTCGAGCTCGCGGTCTTGGCGCGCTTGGACCCGTTCTGCAGGTCGGTGGTGTCGAGCCGGATCCGCGCCTTGAGGTCGCGCAGCGCCTGATCAGCCATCAGCGGCGCCTCGCGTCAGCCTCGTCGTAGAGGGCATTCAACTGGGCCAGCGTCATGTCCCAGAACTGGGAGTCCGTGCGGCCGAACGTGACCGTCGCGTCGTAGTAGCACTGGCGCCAGGGGAGGGCCCAGCCACGGTGTCCTCCCCTTCGGCGGGGGGGTCGGTGCGCTTCAGCCTCGTGAGTAGCCCGGCCTGGACGCACGCCTCGATGACAGCATCCCGGTAGCCGTGGATACGGCCCCAGTCGACCGGCGGCCCCAGCGCATCCTCGAGCATCTGCTGGCGCACCTCCGTCGGCAACCTCTCCTGCAGGAGGCCGGCGGTGATCCCCGCCTCGAGCATCCCCAGCAGCTCACCGTCGCTGCCGGCGCGGACCGCATCCGCGAATGCGTCCAGCGACCCGAAGGCACGCTCGAGGTGGCGGAGGCTGGCGAAGCTGAACTTCAGGCGGAAGAGCGCGCCGGCCAGCTCGATCTCGACGCCGTCGGCGGCCAGCTGCTCGACCTCCGAGCGCTGCTCGTCGAGATCGACGATCTGGGGATCAGCGGACATGCATGGGACTCCTGTCCTGGAAGGCGATCCCGGCCCCGGGCCGCCACGTTCTACTGGTGTGATGAAAGGACCGCTGCTACTGGCGATCGGCCTATTCGTGGCCGTGCCGGCTCAGTTGATGCTCGTGGCTTCGCTGGCCGGATCGACCGTCCTGCGCAATCCGCAGATGCTCTTCGTGTGGGGACTGTTCTGCCTTGCCGCGAACGCCCTCGTCTACGTCGGCGCTGACAGCTGGGCACTCAGACGATGGCCACTGCCGTCTCGTTCGCCAGGATCGTGAACCAGGCATTCGCCGGCCCGCCCACGATGGTCCCGATCAGCGGCACCGAGGTGAAGTCCAGGCTCTGCTGCTGGTAGTCCTCGCCCGCCAGCCCGAACGGGATGGAGCCCGGCGTGCACTTGTAGATGATGACGTGGGCGTCACCGCCTACGTAGTCGACCTGCCTGGTCTGCCCCTCGATCTTGACCTGGGCCGGCAGGTCGAACTGAGCGACGGTGAGGACCGACTTCTGATTGGGAGTCGTACCGCTGTCGCTCACGGTCGAGCTCATCAGGGCCGAGTACATGTCGAAGCCGTGACGAGCCCACTTGAGGCTGCCGTCGACGCCGTCCAGAACGCTGTCCGCGGCGAGCACAGTGTTGTCGCCCTTCAGCTTCTTGGTGACGATGGCCAGCGTGGCGGACATCTCCTGGACGCCGGGCACGTCAACCTTGGAGGCGTACGTCGGCGCAGTGCCGGACGGATCGGCGGTCAGCTTGAAGATGGCCGCGTCGTTGACTCCGAACTCGCGGGTAATGTGAGAGAGAGCCACAAAGACCTCCTAGCTTGCGATGCGCCTGTAGTAGAGATCCGGCACGACCCAGCGCAGCCGATGGCAGTGCGGGCAGCGGACACAGATCGGTAGGTCCGCCTCGCGCTTAAAGCCAAGGCCCTGAACCGAACGGTCGAGACCGAGTGTCGCATGCGCGAGCATGCGTTCCGAACGTAGCCCCTCGTCGACGAACTCCAGGATTCCCTTCCTGAACATCCAGCCCGGCCGAATGCGCCAGACCGGCTTGACGCGCATCTGCGCCATTGAGGCGCCGATCTCGCCGAGCTGTCGACCACAGCGGTCGTCTGGACAGGTGATGGGTATCAGGCCGACCACGGGCTACGTCTCCCTGTGCAACGTCACGGTGTACACCTTGCGGATGAGATTCGGGTCTGTCGCGTCGGGCAGCTCGCTCGGCCCGTCGCTGAGCAGGCAGGCGTAGATCCGACGCGCAGGAGAGCCGAAGGTGCCGAGCTGCGCTCCGTCCAAAATCGCCGCGAGGCGGTAGGGAAGCGTGTAGTCCTCGAGTACGGCGCCGGCGTCGGCTCCGGCCGTCATGTCGAGCTCGCGCATCCAGAGATCCACCTGGAGCTCCTCGGCGACGAGCGTGCCGCCACCGGCGGCTCGGCCGCCGTCATCCCTCGACTCGACGGGTGCCGAGATGCCCTCGATGATGGTGATGTAGGGCAGCGCCTCATCGGCGGGAGCGTGGCGAACATGCACGTTCACCCCGAGCGCCTGCGCGTCGATCCAGCTCTTCAGCGCGCCACCGGGCGTCAGGTTGCTCACCTGAGCCAGCCCTTGAACCGGCGCACGGCCAGGTTGATCGCTGGGCGGAAGAACGGCCGCGGGCGGACACCGGAGACCTGCTCGACGGGATGACGGAGGCCGCCGGCCAGCACCTGCTTCCTTCGCGGCACGATCGGGTGATGCGACTTCCCGAAGACACCGGTCCCGAACTCCCTCCAGCGGGCCCGATGGTTGCTCGTGCCGACCTCAACGACGTCGGTTCCCTGCGTGACCTGGATGCTGGCGGCGAGCTGGTGATCATCGGCCAGGCGCCGGCGCATGTCGGCGCCGGCATCCTGCGCCAGCGCGATGATGGCCGCCTGGCCATCGCGGTGGAGGATCTGGACCGCCTCGGCGAGCGAGCCGAGGAAGTCGCTGTCATCGAACTCGATGCCGATCTTGCGCCCGCGCGGCACCTCAGCTCCCTGGCCCGGTCCATCCGGCCGGTCGGCCCCAGCCGCTCGGCTGCGGCTCAGCGTCCGCCTCTTGGCGCGCCGCCTCACTCTCCTTGAGCTGGCGCACTTCGCGCTGAAGCTCGCGCTGCGCCGCGGTGACACTATCGAGACGCTCCACCAGCTCGCGCTGCGACTGGGCATGCTCGCGCACCGCGACGACCAGATGGTCGAGCCGCTCGACCACGGCGCGGAGCCCGAACATCGGCCCTCTGCTACTCGCCGAGGACGAAAAGCAGGCCCGAGTCGTTCGAGATGCCGGTCCCGACCACGGTCACGGTGGTGCCGCCGATCGTCGCCAGTGTGGTGGTCGCGGTCCGGTTGGACGTGGCCACGAACAGCGCCGCTGTGACGGTGACGAAGGGCGCGATGGAGGTCAGCGTGGACATATCGAAGGTGTCTGACGCGGTGACCTTCTGGAACGCCAGGACTGCCCAGCGCGGCGAACCGCTGCCGCCGCCGGTCGCCAGGACGACGGGACCGGTGAGAGCTGCCATGTGCTTCTACTCCTCCAGCTCCAACTCCTGGCAGTCCAGGACGAGCTCGCGACGGGCCTCGGCCGTGTTGGTGACGGCCTGGATGTCGAAGACGCGGGCGCCGTAGACCAGACGCATGCGCGCGGTCACACCCGGGCGGTACCGGATGCGCACGCGGTGAGAGAGCGTGGTCTGCGCCTGGGCGGCGAGGAGAGCTTCCCTGCCCTGCAGGGGCTCGATCGCCGCCCAGGCGGTGGCCAGCGTGGACCAGGTCCCGCTCGCGCGGCCCTCGCTGTCGGTCGTCAGGGCCTGGCGCTGGAGTTGCACGCGCCGGTTGAGCTGGCCCGCCCTCATCGCAGCAGCGGCGTCCCGTACGGCGCCATGAGCGCGTCCACCCCGTCGGGGATGGGCATCGCCACGACGCGCGTGTCGACGACCACGTTCTCGCGGTTCTCGTAGTACTCACCGATCAGGAGCTTGACGGCGGTCTTCATGTCGTCCGGCACCAATTCGGGGCGCGTGTAGCCCGCCACCCATTCGACCTTCACCGCGCCCGGCAGTGGTGCCGTGGTCGGGAACGTCTTGTTGAGCGCCAGGAACATGCGGCCTGGGGTCGAGTCGGCGTCGAGGACGTAGTTGCTCGAGGGCCAGATCTGCGATGCTCCGGTCGAGTCCAGGTAGGTCACCGACGTGATCGACTGGACAGGCCCGCGCAGGCTGATGAAGCCGTAGCGCAGCTCCTCAGAGTCATACTGGCCCGCCCAGGACGGGCCGAGCCACCACTGCGGCGAAGGCGTGTACCCAAGCCCGAAGACGTTCGGGAAGTAGTCGCGGCCCAGGACCAGGCTCTGCGTGATCATTGCGACGTCGTACTTCGTTTCCAGGCTCACGCGCGCGGCCCGGGTGAAGTCCTGGATGAGCGCATCGTCGTCGTCGAAGTCCACGCGCAGGTGAGCCTTCACCTCGCCGAGGTAGACCGGCTCGATCGCGGGTGGCGTCTTGACGATGAGCGAGGGCATCTACGCTCCGCGCTTCTCGCCCGGGGCGGCGGTCGCCTGCTCGACGTCGAAGCGCACGAAGTCCTTGGCCGGGCGGAACAGGCTCTCCCGACCCTTCAGGATCGGGTGGTCCGGATGAACCAGGTCGCCCTTGGACACCTGCTGGTGCTCGCCGGCGAGCATGGTCACGAAAGACTCGATCGCCTGGTAGTACTGCACCTTCTCGCGGGCCATGGTCACTCCTTCGCCGACTTGCTCGGCGCCGGGCGCGCCGGCTCCTTCGCCTCGACCGCCTTCTGCAGCTGCTCCTCCTGCGTCTCCGGCTCCCACGCCTCGTTCGTCAGATTCAGCAGCCGCTGACGGCGCTCGGTCGGCGTCTCCCCGTCCGGGGACTCGTACGGATCCGCCATCGTCTCCTCCTGCGGCCTCGCCGCTCGCTGAATCCCAGCCCGCGAACCAGGCGCGGGCGTCGGCGCTGCGCGGGTGCAGGTCGGCCTCCGCCGGCAGACGCCGCGGGTCGCCTCTGCGCGCCGCCTCGGCGCCTTGCGACCAGTAGGAGCTGGTGACGTCCATCTACTGCTCCTTCGCGAGGCCGCCCGAGATGTACGCGTTCGTGAACGTCGACCCGACCAGGTCGAACGTGTTCCCGTCGATGACGGCGATGACCCAGTTGAGCGCATTGGCCTCGGTCGTGCCGTTCACGCCGGAGATGTCGACCTTGTTGGGCGGGCCGGTGAAGCGGTGATTCAGGGCCGTGATGCGGATGAGGCCGCCGCCGTTGTTGGCCGCGCCAGAGATGACCGCCTGGCGCTGCTTGCGGCTGCGCGCCTGCGTCTGCTGGTTCGCGTAGTACTGCTGGCTCTGGCTCATCGGCCGCCCGGGTTGGGCGGCGCTCCCGGTGGCACCGGCGGCCCGCCCGGCGGGTACGGCTGCCCAGGCGGCGCTGGCGGCCGCGGGTCCGGCTCGTTCTTCGCCACGTCAGTCGCCGCCGCCGACCGACGGGTAGTCGGGCGGCTCGTCGCCGGTCACGACGCCAGGGTTGTCCATCGAGGCCGCTGGCGCGTTGCCGGCGATGCTCGGCCGGTACGCCTCCGGGCCCGGCACCGGCGCCGGGCCGGCGTTGCTGCTCGTGTCCGGCTGGTTGGCGCTGTTCGGCTGCGGGTAGCTGGACCCGTTGTGCGAGGTCGTGTTGAGGCCGAGGGTGTAGCCGCCGGTCGCTGGCGGCCCGTAGCCCTGGCCGGGCGGCGTCCCCTGGCCGCCCTGGCCGAGCGGCGGCGAGGGATAGCCCAGGCTGGAGGCGCGTGTCGCCTGGCGCCGGGCCGGGGTCTTCTTCTTGCCCACGTTCGCTCTCCTCGTGGTGGTGGCGGCCGGCACGAGGCCGGCCGCCCGAGAGAAAGGATCAGGTCGTACCGGTGAGGGTCACGAAGGCCGAGCCCGCCAGGACGCGGCTGGTGTTCCTCCAGTACGCGTACAGGCCGCGCTGCCCGATCGGGAAGCGCGCCGTCGCGCCGAAGATGTGCGGGATCAGCTCCACCGTCATGCCGATGCGATCGACGATCAGGAAGTAGTTGAAGTCCCCGACGACCATGATCTTGGTCGCGTTGACCACGGTTGCCTGCATCGCCGACGCCTCCCAGGCGCCCCGGCCCAGGATGGTGGCGCCGGTGTTGCCCGGCCGCGGCGCCTGCGTGTCGAGGCCCATGCTCATGTAGAGCCACAGGGCTGCGCCGCCGGCGGTGTCGATCGCGCGGATGACGTTGTAGATGCCGCGGTTCGCCACGAACGACTCGTTCGGGCGGAAGCGCGGCGGCAGCGCCGCCTCCAGCGCGTAGACGTTGGCCGCAGTCACCGTCAGGCCGGTGGACGCCGCCACGTTGCCGGTCGCACCGACGACGAACCCCTGCGGGTTGACGCCCGAGCCGGAGCCCGTGACGAATGCCGTGGCCTCCTCGTCGTCCTTGGCCTGGCCGATGAGCATCGTGAACTGGCTCTCCAGGGCCGGCCAGTCCTCGCCCACCTCGATCGAGAAGGGCACGAACGCGTGCGCCTTGGTCACCGTGAGCGACGGCTGCAGCAGCGGCGTGCCCGCGGTGTCCGTGACCTCCGTCAGCTCCGCCACGCGGGAGGCGGTGACGGCGGCCGAGGTGACGCCGATCCAGGTATTGGCGCCGGCGATCGTCTCGATGCGCGCCAGGGCGCGCGCCGGATTGACCACCGAGTTGGAGATCGGGATCAGCGTCGGGTCGAGCGCGAACGGGATGGCGAAGCCGCCACCGGAGCCACCCAGAGACAGCGCGCGCTGCTCCTCGCGGCTCAGGACCGCGCCGCTGAGCTGCTTCCAGAACGCGCGGCGGTAGGTCGGCGACCCGGTCGTCAGGATATGGCGGGCCACCGCGCCCGGGTTGGCGGCGCCCGGCTCGCCCTCCTGCGTCGACCGCATCAGGTGCTCGATGTGCTCCTGGGCCCGCGCCCGGTCGAGCGGCCGGCCGTCGGCGGTCCGGGCCGGGAAGTGCGCCGCCTCGATGGCGCGCATCGCCCGGTCGCGGTACTGGTCCCGCATCCGGTCCGGCTCGTACGGGTTGATCCGCATCGAGCTGAGGTCGTAGATGTCGCGCTCGGCCGCGCTGCCGCGGGCGTCGCGGCTGTTCATCTGCCGGTCCAGCTCGGTGACCTCGCGCTCGACCGCCTTCGGGTCCTGCGCGAGGCGCTCGATCATCGCGTGGCGGGCCTCCAGCTCGCGCACGCGCTTGTCGATCTCGTCGTTCTGAGCCGTCAGGCCCGCGAACTCCGCGCGCTCCTCGTCGGGCAGCGGTAGCCCGGCGTGCTCGTTGTTGATCTCCGTCAGGCGGTCCTGGACCTCGCGCTGGTAGGCGACGAGGTCAGGAATCGAACGGAGATCGTCCAGTTCCTGCCTTTCCAATGAAGTCCTCTCTTGAGATCTGGGGCCAACGGGTCGACTGCGGCTCCCTGACGGCGGAGTGAGCAGGCTCGGCTCCAGGTCGTGAGAGTGCGGGCGGCACTGACGGGGCGTGCTGCTGCAGCAGAGACTGGATGCGCTCCGGGTCTCCCAGCAGCTGCCTGACGATGAACTCGTCGGTGAGGGACCGGATGCCGGCGGTCGCCTCTGGGTATGCGGGGAACGTCACGGGACCGAACTCGCGCAGCCGCACCTCCTGGATGGTCCGCTCGGGCAGACCATCCGGGTTGGTATCGGAGCGCTCCGGCCGCTGGTTCATCTGCTCCTTCATCACCGAGAAGCGGAAGGAGGCGCCGTACAGGCCCTGCTCCAGGGCCGGCAGCAGGTCGCGGTTGTACGAGGTGTCGAGCAGCGGCACCTCGTAGTACGCGCCCGTGTCGTCCTCGCACAGCTCGGCGATGGGGCCCAGCGGCTTGTTGCCGACCTGCGGGTCCTGGCCGTGGTTGAAGAGCACGCGCATGTTGGCGCGGTTCTCCTGCATCGTCTTCTTGAAGGAGCCGGGCGCGATGCGCTCCATGAACTGGCCTTCCCAGGCCGAGTCGATCTCCGTCCAGCGGTCGAAGACGGCGAAGTGGCCGCAGAGCACGGGCATGCCGTCAGCGCCCTCGATCGCGCGCAGCTCGAGCGGGAAGACGCCGCGGACCAGGTTGTCCCTGGGTGCCGGCGCAGACTTCTGCTGCTGCTCCGACGAGATGTCGACGCCGAACTTCTTGCAGGCCGCCATGATCTTCGCCTTCACCTTGGCCAGGTTCTCGGCGCTGTACAGCGACGCGTTGTCCGACTGGTTGATATACGACCACGCCGCCTTGGCGTGGGCGGCGGTGTCGAGCGGGTACCGCTTCTTGCCGTCTTTCTGGTAGCCGGGATCGGCGTAGGGCACGTCTCCATACGGCTGCTTGGGGTTGTCGGCCATGTGAGCGTGCTCCTCCTGCTCTATTTGGCGCCGGCGGGGACCGGCTTCGGCTTGCCGTTGGTTGCTGGTGCCGGTGGCAGCGCTGGCGGCGCGGGCGCCGGCAACTGCCCAGCAGGCGGCAGAACGGTCCCGGGCGGCTGGAGCTGCACTGAGACGAGGCCCGAGTGCACGAGCCGCGTGCGGTCGTTCGACGTCACCGCGTCGACCACCGAGTCCGGCTCGAATCCAGCATTGATGAGCTGCGCCATCTGCGCCGCCTCCAGCTGGCCGATCTCCGCGGCGTCCTTGACGTCGTCGGCCACGAAGGGGATGCCACTCGTGTCGTACCAGAGCTCTGACATGGGCGGCGGCGGCACGAGCGTGGCCATCGAGCCGGCCATGTTCTGCCAGAGCCAGGCCATCGTCGAGGCCGCGAAGTGCCGGCGCGCCTGGCCGTAGTTCGAGTAGGTCGCGGCCGCCAGGCCCTCCGACAGACCGACGATGACCGGCGGCACGCCGGCGTCCGCGCAGATGCGCGTCTCCCCGGCGCCCTGCACGACCTTGAAGTCCATCTGCTGGAAGTCGGCGCCGATCACCTTGGGCGTCGCGCCTCCGCCAATGAAGATCGACTTGTACGCGTTGAGCACGCCCTCGTGTCCCTCGCGGTACTTCGCGACCCACTGCTCGAACGCTTCCTTGCCCACGCTGGGATCGAACGTCCACACGGTGTTCGAGGTCGCCGCGTTCTCGAAGAACTTCAGCTTGTGCACGTTGGCCGCCGTGTCCGCTTGGATCTCGCGGACGATCGGCTCCAGCCAGGACATGCCGCGGAACATCGCCAGCGGGTCCGGAATGGGCGCGAAGTGCGCCACCTCGTGCGGCAGGAACGTATGCACCGGCGCGCCGGATCCCGGCCCGCCGGCCTGGTATCCGTAGCCGATGACGTCGACGTCGATGGCGTCACCGGAGGCGATCTCCTCGGCGAGGCCGTCGTACGAGGCGGTCGACGAACCCATCACGATGAAGGTCCAGTCCGGCCGCAGGCGACGGATCTGCTTGCGGATGCGGGCGGCGAAAAAGTTGCCGGCCAGGTCCGCGTCCTGGATCGCGCGCGCCAGGAGGTCCGCCGTCGTGGCGTTCGTCCAGGGGTGCGCGAGCAGGTCGAGCTGCGGTAGCGAGAAGAGGTCGCCCGGCCGCCCTTTGCGGAGCTGGCGGAACATGAAGCGCGCCTGGCTGAAGAGCATCAGCCGCGCCAGCAGGCAGGCGAAGACGACGCCGTTGGTCTTGTAGGCGCCCTGGACGTAGCCCGCGAAGTCGCGGTTGATCGTCTCCTTGTCGCCCTGGATGCCGTAGCCGCCAAGCGGGTACTGCATCCCGCCGTAGGTGAAGTACTGGGCGACGTACTGGCTCAGCGTGAGCGCCAGGTCGCGCTCGGCCTCGCTCTGCGGGCTCAGCCAGCGCGCGATGTTCTGCCTCAGCCCCATGCCAGTAGCGGCTCCGGTGCGGGGTTGAGGCCACCGTCCTCGACCGCCTGGCCGCGGGCCAGTTCGGCGAGCAGGCCAGCGACGAAGGCGTCGATGTGCACGGTCTCGCGCTTCTTGATGACCTTCAGGTAGTAGCGGACGATGCTCGGGTCCTCCTCTGGCCGCGGCGCCCTGCGCGCGCCCTTGGCGAGCGCGGCCGCCTTGGCATGCGCGGCGAGCGTCTCGTTGCCGTCGTGCGTGAAGTCGCCGGCGAAGGCCGTCAGGAAGCGCGTCACGGCGTTGTCCATCCGGCGATCCACGTTGGTCGGGAACTCGAGCACACGCTTCGGCCACCTGCCGGCCCACACATCCGCGTACTCCTGCCAGCGGTACGGGTCCATGAACAAGTAGCGGACGTCATACGCCTCGAACGCCGCGGTGACGACCTGGTCCACTTCGGTGCGTGGCACTAGATGGTCGTCGAAGTCCGCCGGGTCCCAGGTACGTAGATGGAACCACCTACCGTCAACGAGGCGGCTGGCGACCAGCGACGTGCAGTCGCGCGAGCGGCTGCCGTCGAAGCCGAGGGCGATCGGTTCGCCTCGCTCGAGCTGGCTGGGCTGGGCCGCGGCGTCCCACCGGCTTGCGTCCACCGCGTCATGGATGCCGACCTCCAGACGGTTGAAGAAGAAGCGCATCGCCTCGGCCGTCGTCGGACATGTCGCCGGGTCGCGGGCGTCCGCCAAGATCCGCTCCTTGTCGACCCACCAGGCGTCGCCGTAGACGAAGCCGAGCATCTCCAGCGCGTCCGCGTCGTCCGTCAGGTCGGGCCGGCGCGGCGGCGGCCGGTAATCGACGAGGACGTCCTGCGCCGGGCTCTCGTGGGTCCGCTGCGCGATCGAGCGCTCCGACGGGTCGTAGGCATTGGTGGTCTCCAGCCACCGGCCGCCCATGCCGGCCAGGTTCCGCTTCATCGTCGTCGCCAGCAGCACGCCGCCGTTCGACTCCGTCATCAGGTGCGACTCGTCGAAGACGGCGAAGGTCAGGCGGGCGCCGAGGCGGGCCCGGCCGCTGGCGCTGCGCGGCTCGATCTTCCCGCCCGACGGCAGGTTGATGTCGAGGATGCCGATGTCGACAGCGGGGATGTCCGCGACCGCGCCGCGAGTGGCCATCTCGTACACCGCCAACCACGTGTTGTCCGTCTGCTCCTCCGACGTGGCGACGATCTGCACCCAGGGCGTGGGCTGGGGGCAGCCGACTGGCTCACCGGTGCCGCTCCAGCCGTCGAAGCGGACCGGGCCGAACGCCTCGGCTAGGCAGAGCGCTGCCGCGAACGGACCCTTGCCCCACTTCTGCGGCCGCATCAGCAGGCCGCCGCGGTAGAAGAACGGCGCCGACGGACGCCCCTCCAGCACCTCGGCGGCCGGGTGCAGACGGTAGTACCGCAGCAGGAAGCGCCACATCTCGTCGGTGAGCCGGTACGGCTCGCCCTGGCGGATGCTGTCCGGGATCACGCAGTTGGCCTCGATCCACAGGCCGACCTCGTACCCGAGCGTCGGGTACTCGCCGGCTTCCCGCGGACCGCGCCAGGGCATCAGATCGTCACTTCTTGTCCGGCGGCGACCCCGCCGGACGCGGCGGCAAGCGGCGCCGGCGCCTTCTTCGATGTCCAGACGGGCACGCTCTACTCCACCGCTCTCAGCCGTTCGCGGATGTCGACGACCTCCAGCTCCGGCTGCTCACTGGCCTGCTCATCCACGATCGACCAGCGCAGCTTGAGCAGCGACATCGGCGTCAGGCCGAGTCGGTCCTCCAGCTGGCGCGCCTCGGCCATCGCCGGGTAGGGCGCGCCGCGCTTCTCGGCCACCGTGAGTACGCGGGCGTATCGCGCGACCACATCGGCCCAGTCAAGCGCCTCCCACGCGACGGCCTGGGGCGTCTGCCAGAGCCGCGCCCACAGCGTCAGCTCACGCCTCGACGGCCGGTCGAGTGGCCAGTCCAGCGGCTCTCCCTGACGTCCGGAGCGCGGCAGCTTGACCAGCGCCGGGCCGCCCAGGCCACGGTTGGGCTGGCGGGCACCCGGCTTCGGCGGTCGACCTTGCATATTCTCAGACCACCAGCAACCCATTTCTGCACACGGTGCGAGAAGCCTGGGTTGGGGTCCGTGCGGCGGTCGACGTTCGCGATGCCATCCCTCCCCCCCGGTCGCCTCCCTTCCTCGCGTTGCAGCTCCTGCAGAGGATGACGACGTTCGATTCGACGGACTCGCCACCTGCCGACAGGGGGACCAGGTGGTCACCGGTCAGGTCCCTGGCCGGGTGGGCAGGCACCTGCCATCCGGGGCATACCCATCCCTGCTCCGCAACGTGCTGCGCCTTCACCTTGGCGACCAAGCGCTGCCACCGGCTGTCGTACCCCCGCGCCGTGCCGCTGCCTCGGCGCTGCTCGAGCTGGGTCTGATGCACCTTGCACCGACTTTCTGTAGTCGGCGTGCCGCAGTCGAGACAGGGACGCAGCCCCATCACGCCAGATCTGCCGGGATGTTCACGGTAGCGTAGCCCTCGTTCGGCCAGGTCTCGATCTTCCCCCCAGCGAACGTGACCTCCCACTCCGCTTTGTAGACGCCGGCCGCCGCCACGTCGCCGCTGGCCCAGGCGTACTGCACCTGGCCGGTGCTGTCGAGCGCTCCGCCGTTGGGGCCGGTGGCCGAGGCGTTGACGACCACCGTGCTGCGGTCCCATGTGGTCATGTGGAACTTCACGCTGGCGCCGGTCAGGTTGACTGGCGCGAAGGCAGCGTCCTCCAGCGTGTCGGTCACGACCGGAGCCGTGTCGCCGCGCTTCACCGTGTAGGTGGGCATCTACCCTCCGAGCTGGTTGGGGCCGCCTCCGCTCATGCGGTTGCGGCCGACCATGCCGAGCAGCCGGTTGACGGCGGCGCCAAGGAGGCGCGTCGGGCCGGGCACCGGCTGGCCAGTGTTGGCGCCGAGCGTCACCGCCGCATCGACCAGGGCGCTGAGACCCTGAACGGCGGTCCGCACCGGATGCTGCGCGGCGCGGGTTGCCACTTCGACCAGCGCCGACAGCACGTCCGAGCTGGTGCGCGCCGACTGCTGCGCCGCCCTGGCGACCGTCTCGCTCAGGCTGGACAACGTGTCCGACGCCGTGACGGTGATATGGCTGCCAGCCTTGAATGCCTGGTCGGTCAGGGCGGCGATGGTCTCGGTCGCGGTCCGAGCGAAGCTCTGCAGACTGCGGCTGGCGCTGTCGCTCAGCGCGGAGAGCGAGTCGGTCGCGCTCCTGGTCTTCGCCTGGATGGTGCGAGTCGCGGCGTCCGTCAGGGCCGCCAGGCTGTCGGTCGCGGTCCTCGAGCTGGCCTGCGCAGCCCGGGTGGCGGCGTCGCTCAGCGCCGACAGGCTGTCCGCGGCCGTCCGGGCGGCCGACTGCGCGGCTCGGGTTGCCACGTCCGTCAGCGAGCCCAGCGTGTCCGACGCCGTGCGCAGGCTCGCCTGGAGGGCCCGCGTCGCCGCATCGCTCAGCGCCGAGAGCGTGTCGGAAGCCGTGACCACGTTGACGACCGGCCCGGCGCTCGAGGGGAATGCACCGAGGCGCTGAAAGAACCGAGCGTTCGTCGGACCGGCGCCGGGATGCCAGCCTCCGCCAATCGCGGAGCCGGCCGTACTGACCGGGATCAGGGTCCAGGCGGCGATCAGCGCCGACCAGGTGTTGTTCTGGATGGTGAAGGTCGCGTTCTGCGACCCGCTGCTGCCGACCGCATCGGCCATCGAGCCGGCCTGCTGGCTCGACCCGTTGAGCTGCGTCACCTCCATCGTGAAGGGCGCGGCGACCGAGAACGGGCTGGCCGGGTTGGAGCCGGTGTTGTCGTTGACGCCAGCGACGTAGAGCGAGCTGCTGGCTCCTGGGTTGGCGGCGCCCGAGGTGGCGCTGGTGCCGGTCCCGCTGTTCGTGTTGGTGGCCGCCGGCGCGCCGCTGGTGACGTTCGGGTAGGCGCCGCCGCCGCCGGACGCGTCTGTGATGGACGCTGAGAAGGTGACGGTGACGGTGTAGTTGCCCGACCAGCTCGCGTTGGTGGGCAGGTCCAGCCAGTACAGCCAGAGCTGGCGGTCGGAAGTCGGCGCGACCGACGGGCCGGCCGTGAACGTGTTCTGGCTGGACGCGTTGTCCTTGACGCTGCTGACCGTGTTGTTGGAGCTGTTCGAGCCCCAGAACACGACCGCGATCTTGTTGCCCGGCGTGGGCTGGGTGCCCGTCCAGGTGATCGTGAACGAGGAGCCGCCCGCGACCTGGCCGAGGGTCGAGTAGACGGCCATCGCCGGTCAGTTCACCGTGCCGGTGATGCCTCCCGACCAGGACTGGTTCAGGGTCATCCGGGCCCTCACCTGGCGCGAGCCGCGGCCGTCGTTCTGCGTCTGGAAGCCGGCGCCTGCCTTCCCGTCCTTGCCCACCGCGGGTGGGGTCAGGGTGGCCGTCTCGACCACGTCGAAGGTGGCGAAGGCGTCGAACGACTCCTGGATCTCGATGGTCACGACCAGGGAGGTCGGCGTGGTCGTCGTCCAGTTCGCGTCGTTGACGGTCAGCACGCAGTCGGCGGTGCCGCCCGAGTAGGTGACGCTGGGCGAGGTGTAGGTGCCGGCGGCGCGCGCCTGAGCGGCGAAGACGGTGGCGGTGGCCATGCTCAGCCCTCCAGCTGCTGCGCGAGCTTGCGGATGACGTGCCGCAGCGCCGCGTCGGTATCCGAGCAGGACGCTTCCTCGACTATCCGGTCGCCGTCCGTGATGCTGACGCTGACGAGGTCGGGGAGCTGTGGCACGGGGCCGACGCAGACGATGCGACCGTGCGCGACCTGGTCGAGGATGGCTCGCAGCATGGTCAGTTCAGGGCCTCCAGGTAGAACTCGTGCAGGGTGATCGTGTTGGAGGCGTTGGCCGTGCCCCAGAGCGCGGTGAGCTGGAACGGCTGCGCCGCGGTGAAGTCGGCGTTGGAGCTGACCGCCGGCGCGCTGGCCGGGACCTGGACCTGAGCGGTGGCCCCGGTGATGCCCACCAGCTCGGAGATGGCCATGACGTTGCCCGACGAGCCGCCGGCGCGCACGGTCATGTGCCCGCGCCACCACCAGGTGTTGTTCGTCATGCCCGACCCGGTCGTCAGCGCGGTGGTGTCCGCCAGCACATTGGTATTGGCGGTCGCCGAATAGCAGATCTTCAGGCGCAGCGTCGGCGTGCCAGTCGTGCCTACCCGGCCAGCCGCCCACCAGCGCAGAGTCTTGCCGACCTGCAGGTAGTTGGCGGGCACCGTGAAGATGGCCTGCGCAGGCAGCAGCGAGGTCTCGGTGGTCGAGTTGGCCAGCGCGGAGCCGTCCGCCTGGGCGACCGCGACCATCTCCTGCCAGGTCTGCAGCGAGGCGCCACGGATCGGGCGCAGGTTCAGCTCGCGGAACTCGCGCCACAGGCGCGCCTCGCGCGCCACGTCGGCGGGCCGGGCGACGACCAGGTCGCGGGCCCGCGTCGGGTCCGGCCGGACGTAGTTGAGGAGCGTGATGGCCATCAGAAGGTGATCTGCCAGCCGGCGAGCTGGATGGTGTCGCCGTTGGTGTTCACGGTTGCCTGGGCGTTCAGCAGCGTCTCCAGCATCGGGATGGTGCCCGCCGCGGCGAGGCTGTTGAACAGCACCACCTTGGGGATCGTCACCAGCGAGGAACCGCTGTACGTCCAGGTGTGGTTGAACTGGATCTGGCCGGCGCCGGGGATCGTCGGCGCCGTGCCGCCGCCCTGGCCGCAGTAGGCGCGGGCCAGGCCGTTGGCGGTCTGCTCCGTCGCGGTGCCGCCCGACGTGCCGTCGCCCCACAGCCCGTCCGAGCTGCGGGTGACGTCGGTGGCCGCCGCCGCCGCGCTCGAGGTGCTGAGGGCGACCCACCAGGGCCAGCTGGAGCCCGGGACGATGAAGTAGTTCCCGGTCGCGTTCGGCGTGGTGCCGGCGGCGCCGGTCAGCGGCAGCGCGTACCACTGGTCGACAGTGAGCACGGTGCCTGTGTTCGACAGGATGATGCCGAGCACGGTCGAGCCGGTGCCGGAGTTGTTCTTCCCGACATAGACCACGTGGCCCTGCAGGCCGGCGTTTCCGGCCGAGCTCGTGCCGGTCGGGAACGTCGCGCCGGAGTCGGTCATCGTCGTGGCCGAGGTCGCCGTGGCGTTGCCGACCGCGCCGCTCAGACCCGTGCCGGTCCCGACGTCGCCAAAGGTACCGATGCGCTGGACCTGGTCGCGGCCGACGTTGAGCCGCGTGTTGTTCGTCCGGCGGATCTCGCGCCAGGCGCGGCGCTGCATGCCGAAGTTGGTATCGCGCCAGACGCGGTCGAGCGGGTCCCAGACGGCGCCGTGCTCGCTGAAGGCCGCCGGGTCGCGCACCAGCTCGCTCGGCGTGAGCCGGACACCATCCGGCACCAGCGATGTGGTCCGGACCTCGACCGGGTTCAGCTGGCGCCGGTAGCCGCTCAGCAGGCTCCGGCGGTCCAGCCGGCCGGCGGCCAGATGACGCAGATCCTCGACCACCTGGTCGCGGCCATGCCGCGGCCTGATCGGGGTGGGCACGAGGACGTCACGTGCGGCCATGGGCGCCTCCCTGGCGAGGTGTGGCGGACGCCATCAGGCGCCCAGGACTTCGAGGCCGACCGGCTCCATGTCGAGTGGGTCGACGTGGCCGCTGCGGGTCGAGCCGGAGCGGCGCCGCGCCGCGTCGATGGCCAGACCGTGCACGCAGATCCTGAGCCACTGCTCGACCCTGGATGGTTGGGTGCGCAGCCACCGCGCCCAAGCATCCTGCACGATGTCCTCATCCCGATCGACCGGCAAGCCGAGGCGTCTCAACTCGAGGCGGGCATGCTGGAGGAGCCGGGGCTGGAGATCGGTAGCAAAGTCGGCGTGGCTGGGCTGCATGGGTTCTCTTGCCTACCTTGTCGGCGGGTAGCCGACAAGTTAGGCTCAGGCGGGCGGCTCATAGCCGGAGATGACGTCGATGGGCCAGGGGATGACGCCTGCCCTCTCGCACACCTCGGGTAGCTGGCGATGCCACGACCAGTACGGCGCCGCCAGCACCGGATGCGCAGGGAAGCCGTTTTGCAGCTCGAACAGCCGGGCCGCCAGCAGAATCTGTCCGAGGCCGCGCTCGGGAAGCTGGGCAGCATCAGCCTGCGCAGGCCACTTCGATTCGATGAGCAGGTGCTCGCCGCTGCACCAGGCATGCAGATCGGCGGTGCGAATGCACTTCGATGGCGCGCGCCAGTTGGCCATGCCCTTGAATCCGTGGACGGTCTTCTGTCGATACACGGTCCAGCCGAGCGACGTCAGACGCTCGAACAGAAAGATGTCGAGGTCCGCCTCGATGAGGCGGCGCTTGTTCGTGTACAGCCTGCCGATCGTCTTCGGCGTCGGGATCACGCCACGCTCCGGCGCCTGTCCAGGTCGCGGAGCCGGAAGCGGGCCCGCGCCAGCAGCGTCGTGACCGTGCTCCGGTGGCGGCCGATGGTCCGGGCGATCGTTCCCAGTGAGTCCCCCGCGGCCCAGAGCCGGAAGACGTCCGTCTCGGCCGGCGTCATGCGGGCCCGCTTCGCGATAGCCGCGACCGGGTTCTCGCCGACGAGGTCCAGATGCACACCGGCGCTGGCGGCCAGTTCGGCGGCGTACAGCCGCCGCCAGTCCTCGCGCGGCCGCCGCGGGGGGTCGAGCAGCTCGGCGGGGATGCGTGTCACGTCGCTCGAGGTGGCGGCGCCGTCCCACCACCAGGCGGCTTCGATGAGGTCGCCGGCGAGGAGCGGCCAGTGCTCGCGGAAGTCCGCGGCTGTGGGCCAGGTCTCGGTGTAGGAGCCGTGCCGGCGCCGCGCTTCGTGGGTCTGCCAGGCGGCGGTGCACCAGCGTTCCAGGCTCTGCTCGCTGCGCGTGGGCTGGGACTGGGCTGCATCGTTGAGTGGGACCGCAGGCACCGACTACATCGCCTCCTCGTGGTTCTCGGGCTCCCAGCGCAATCGCTCCTGGAGCGGATGTAGGTCCACGCGCGGCCGGCCAGGCCGGTCCCAGCTCCGGCGCTCGACCTGAGCCACCACGCGCCAGCCAGCGGCGCGCAGGGATGTGCCAGGCTCGGACGCCAGCGTGTACGTGATCAGCTGCCGGTAGCCCATCGCCCGCGCCGCTCGCCACGCTGCCGCGTACAGCAGCGAGCAGGC